GTGTCGGCCAGAGAACGTTTTTTTAAGAAAGTGCAGCAGAACTCCGAGAGCACACCGCCCGGCAATAAAACCGCTGAGGCAGAAATTCAGGCATTCCGCCGCCGGATGGATGCGCTGGTGCAGCAAATCAGCCAGTGGTTTGCGGGTTCCGGCATTGAGGTCATTCTATCAACAAAGCATATTCATGATCTGAGCACGATCGGCTATAGCCTGAACAGCGGTATATGCCGTTATGACATCACCACAATCCGGCTCCAGAACGGCGATCGTCACGTCAGCATCGTACCTGAACAGCTCTGTCGAGGTGCGGAAACGGGCTGCATGACAATGCGGGTTAATGCCCCCGGAATCACTCAGCTGTTTTACCTGAGCATGGCGCCGGAAACGGGCTGGTTTATCCGCCGCGAACAGCAGAGCGAAAAAGAGAATGTCATCATGACGGAAGAGCTCTTTTTCCATGCCGTTGATTGCCTTGCCTGAATAGTCGCAGCGGTTTCTCATATTGTGCAGGCAACCGTTGCCTGACCCATTACAGATATTCAGGCTGTCTGCTCTGAAGGCTTCATGCTTGTGCTTTTAGCCGCAATGAGCTTCTTAATGAGTTTTGCCATTTTAGGACCCGCGTTTTTTGGCTCTTTTCTCCTGGAGCCCAAAAAGGTACCACAAGGCTGCGGTTCTCAGTCATTCCCGCCAGACCGATACAGACACAAAAAAGCCCGCAGGGCTTGCGCCATGCGGGCTCTCAGGACTTCATCGGATGACTCTGGTAATCACCGATGGAGAATTTTGGTGGAGCTGGCGGGAGTTGAACCCGCGCCCGAAACTTTATAACCTCATGATAAACAATGATAAAAAAATTTAGCGTTTTGCTGCGGATCCTTTACGGCTCCTTTGAGGTTCCACCGCTGACCAGCTTGGGTCGTTTTTCAGTGTTGCCGTCATACTCCTTCAGATAGCGTCCATAATGCCTGAACAACATTTCTGGCCCTTTATGTCCCATCTGTGATGCCAGCCAGAACAGGTTAGCGCCTCGACTTATATGTCGGGTCGCGAACGTATGCCTGGTCTGGTATGGATTGCGGTACCTGATCCCAGCTTTACGTAAAGTTGGCACCCAGGCTTTCTTTCTTATCGCATCGGCACCCGCCCATGGTTTTTCTGTCTTAGGATCCTCAAAGATCGTTGCATCTTTCATAAAGGTGAAAGGCTTCTGAGAAGTCAGGGCATACAAGGCTTCTTCGGTTAACTCAACTTTACGTGTTCCAGCTTTAGTTTTCGTGCCCTTAATTATCCCCACTACGCTGGCATTTTGCACATGCGCTGTTTTGCCGATAAAGTCGATATCACGCCAACGGAGGGCGCAGAGTTCAGAACTACGTAGCCCGGTTTCAATTGCAAAGCGGAATATGTTTTCCCACTGCTTGTTACCTGCGGCATGCAAAAGCGCTTCAACCTCGGCCGGCGAAAGCGGATCAACAATATAATCACTTTCATCCTCGGTTTTACTGCTCTGGTAGCGCGAGGCTGTCACCAGTGAAACAGGGTTAATCTGCAATACACCATCAGTCACAGCTTCATCCAGTGCTGAGCGTAGGAATGAAAGTTGGTTCCTAATCGTCTTTAATGTCGTTTTCTGACTCTGGATCCATGTTTTTAAAGCAGCAGGTGTTAATTCGCTGGCAGGAAAAACGTGAAGTGATGCCAGAGCATTTAAACATTTCTTATATCCGCCGATTGTTGAGGGGGATAATTTTCTTGTTTCACAAATTACAAGATATTCATCGAGATAATTTTTTACCGTTTTTCCTGTTGAAGCATTACCAAATATTTTAAGTCGTGACGAACGGGGAAAGTGTTCACCATAATTGAATGTACCCCGCTCAATTTTATTGTGAATTTCGCCGAGTGTTCGCTCGGCGTATTTAATGTTTTTGCTATTAACTTCAAGGTTTGATAAAGGTTCCCGGCATTTCACCCCCTTATAGGTAAAGGTAATATTGATAGTTTCCCCAGTACTATGTTTCCTGATCGTTACGCCGCGCGGGAGTTTAGGCGATTTTGTCGAGCCCATTTTGCAACCTCACTAAGATCTATCCATCTTTCCTTAACGCCTTCGACCTTTAGCACCTGTACCCCTTCACGCCATACGCCGCGCTGGATGCGCTTATTTATGGCATCAGGGGTTTCGCCTGTCTCTTTGCAATAAGTTGAGATGGGAACACAATCGAGGCTCAGCATAGATTTCTCCATTGCCCGGCTGCACCCGGGCGATAAGGGTTGTTATTCGTCGCTTGTAGGCAATAGTTTCTGCCAGATTGCCGATACATATTTTGCTTGGTGGCGGGCATCGGCCAATGCGTTGTGGGCTACACCATCAAATGGCATATTGCTTTTGGGGTCAAAACCAAGTTGTGTACCGAGCAACACCATGGTGCGCACGTCGCTGTCGTTCCAGAATAACCACGGGCAGGTTTGGCCGGCGCGGTCGTAGGCTGAGCGTAAAATCACATTGTCGAAGTTGGAACCATTACCCCAGACTTTCATATAACGTGGGTTGTCAGAGTGGCGGCTGATAAATGAACTCAACTCGGAGAGAGCAAATGTAATGCTTCTGGTATCGTCGGTACAAATAGCTGCTCGGGCCTCTGATGATTGTTTGAGCCACCACAGGATAGTGTCACCGTCAGGTGTCGCACCCTGATCCATAGCGCTGGCGAGGTTAACGGCCACATAGAACTCTGCGCCCAACTCACTGCTTTGCGGGTCGAAGAATACAGCGCCGATCGCGACAATTGGCGCAGTAGGCTTGTTACCCATTGTTTCGAGGTCGATCATTAAATGGTTCACGTTAGTTATTCTCCTGCGGTGCGGCTGCAAAATACTCGACACCTTTAATCCAAATTTCTTTTATAGTCGTCCAACTGACTGGCACTTTTATTTCAATTCTGCCGCTGCCGTCGCATGTTTCGCACTCATCATCACCAAAACACTCCGGGCAGTTTACAAACTGTGTTTCTGAAAATTCACCAGATAGCACACCCTTTGCGCCGTTCTCAGCGGTTAGCCTCATCGGCACCATCACGTAACCACCCGGAATTACCGGAGAGTTGCCGCAGCGCGACTCGGTATTTTTTTTAAAGGAATCCAGTGCTGGCGCGGTCTGGATGCCGCAGCGCGACTCGGCATTTTCGGCACCCTGCAGCATGGCGGCGCGGCGGTTTACTACCTCGATTAACGCCTCTTCGGCATCACCCAGGCAATCAGCAATACCGCGGCGATCGCCGTCGAAGTCATTCATGTCGAGGCGTATACGAGCAACCTTCTGCAATGCGTCCAGCACATCATCCGGCACTAACGGCTGCTGCGCGTGGCGATAGAGCGGCGCTATGTTTCGCTCTAAGTCGGTAATGACGCTCCATATTGGGACTGACTCGACGCCTTGTTTCGCCATATCACGATAACTGTCGGCATACGCCAGCACAGGATTGCGATCCGGCTCGCTGCCCGCTACCGGCTGCGCTGGCGGCATATCTGGACCTTTGCGAATGGCTTTTGCCAGCTCGATAGGGTCATCGTAAAGCCAGTCTCCGGTCTGAGGGTGATTTGACTCCGCCAGTCTGGCTGACCACTCAAGACCATCTCTATGTCCCTGTAGGTAGTCGAGTGGCAAATACTCAGGCTCGCTGTCCATTGCGGCCAGCGCCATGCGGGCTACTCGCTTGAGAATCTCTACATCGGCGAGCCCCAATGTGTAGCCGGCTTTTAAATCAAAGACAGCCTGAACATTCTCTTCTCTGGTTAATTTGCTGGTCATTTCTTTGCTCTCCTGCGGCGCTTAGCGTTGCGACGCTCTGCCGCTTTTCCCGTATGCCGATTGGGGTCTGGGTAACGTTGCGGTTCAAGCTCTTTAATAGGGAGGGCCTCAGCAGGTTGGTAAGCTGCTATCGAGCCAAGAGCGATCGCGATTGATATTGATGATTTACGCATCACTCAGCCTCCCACTTGATGCCAGCGGCGGTGAGCGCCTCTTTGCACTTCTCGATAGCCTCATATGCTGATAGCGGGTCATCGAAATCAGTTTGATGCGGCAGCTTCACAGTGACAGTGCTGGATTCCAGGCCTTCAGCAGGCTTAGTGCTCCAGCCGTGCCACCACATGAAGGCGCAATATGCCGCTACGTCTCGCGGATCACCTTTTTCGATGTGTTCCCAAAGTGATTGCAGGCAGTCGTCATACCAGTCATCTTTCATCCAATCGGTTGAGCGGCCATACTTCTGCTCGGCCTTATACAACTTATCAGCCAGCGCACTTGCGAACCGCAAAACCAAATCGGTTGTTTCAGGGTTCACGCCCTCCGGCACTACCACCGGAACTGGCTGCGCGTGGCGATAGAGTGGCGTTATCTCGACCTTAATCCCATAGCCATTTCGGATGTTCTCTACACTTTGAGGGTTGGTTTCAACATAAGTCACCCCGGTTTCTGGCGTGTGGATTTGCCACGCCACCGGCTCGCTGTCCATTGCGGCTTTGCGGCGTTCCTGTAGCTCGCGCAATGGCTTTATCGCATCTGACATCAGGTAAGCAGAATTAGTCCCGTTAAGGCGGTAAGCGGTCTGCTGCAACTCGATGATTAACGTTTGCAGCTCTTCTTCTGTTAACTGGTTATTGGTCATTGGTTAGCTCCTTCAAACATCATGCCGCCATCGCAATCAGGGCACTTCCCCGAATCCACATCGTTATCGTCATAAAGGCGACCATATAAACAGTTACCTGTGCGGCACTTCAGCGCCTTCGTCTTTTCGGTGGCACGAATTACACTCCCAAGCCTCTCCAGATACCCCCTTTTAATCAGTGATTCAGCCATAGCTCCAACCTTTACTGGCAGTATCTTATCGCCATCCCAGACACCATCCTTGCGGCCTGGCCAAAGATGAATTTCCCAGTCATAAATGACAGCCGGTTTGATATATTCGCGTTCGCGCTTGTTAAGTGGCTTATCCATCTACTCAGCCTCCCACTTGATGCCAGCGGCGCGACGAATAACCATCCTGAGAGCATATTTAACTCTGTCGGTCAATGCATCATATTCATTGCGCCCATCCCATCGGACAGCTCTGCCGTCCCACTTGAATTTCTCAGATAAATACGCGGCTACAGGAGCCATAATGTCGTGCTCTGCATCATCTGGCAGCTTCACGGTGCGGGACTCCATCTCTGCCAGCCGGCGCTCAGCCAATTCCGCGCGAGCATCAAGCGTCACGTTAGCGGCACAGAGTTTTTGCTCTGCTTCTTCCAGCTCGGCTATGCGCTTCTTAGCTTCCAGCAAATCCGAAACACCCTGTTTAGTGGTGAACATAAGTTGAATAGCCAACGCCTTCCAGGTGACAGGCTGAAGCCGCCCACAACCATTTGGGCATGGCTCCGGTTCACTGTTACCAGTGGTAATTGTGTCTGCGGTAACACTGATGATGTTCTTCGTCTCAACGAACGAGCACTCACTGCAGCGCAATATGCCGGGAGCAATGCCAGAAGACTCCGACTCGGCGTTGCGCTTTTCAGCCGCATCCAGGTCTTCCCCTAATTTCTGTGCCATCTGGAACCAGTTAGCGCGCTGCTCTTCCTTAAACTGCAGCGCCTCTACCAAAGCAAGAACATTATCGGGACATACCGTAAGCTGATATTCATTGAGCGCAGAGATCCGAGTATCAAACGGCATTACTGGCGCTTCCCCTGCATGTTTTGCTTTTTCCGCCGCCGCTTTCATCTCCTGGGTAAGTCTGGTGATATCAGTCATGGCTGGTTTCCTCGAATAACACTTCCCCCTCAATTCCACCGACCTGATAAACGATCGAACAATCTTCCCGATATTCCATCGGTGCAGCGCTCCAGCCTTCCCCTTTGGGATCGTCATCGTCACCAACTTGAACAAAACCGCCAGTAACAATGCGGGCCGGGTACATTTCGCCCTCAGTCCAGTATCCCTCGGTGTCTTTGATGCATTTTATTTTCATATCGCAGCTCCTTTCGCGAAGATTACCCAGTGCGTTTTGTCCGCTTTCCCCGTGCGTTGCCAGATAGCTGGTTTCTCATTTGTCAGCGCCAGAATCTGGCTAACCGGTATCTGGGTTTCGTTCCATTTGAAAATAAGCACGCCTTGTGGCCGCAGTACGCGAAATGCCTCTTTGAAACCTTCGCGCAGGTCATCGCGCCAGGTGTCTTTGCTAAGACGACCGTATTTCTTACCCATCCAGGCGTTTTCGCCCACTCGTTCAAGATGTGGCGGGTCAAATACGACAATGGGGAAAGAGGCGTCAGCGAACGGCAGTGCGCGGAAATCGGCGATAATGTCCGGGGTGATAACCAGGCTACGACCGTCGCACAGAGTGTGCTGTTCGGCGCGAATATCGGCGAAAACTGCGCGCGAGTCCTGTTTGTCGAACCAGAACATACGGGAGCCACAGCACATGTCGAGAATGGTTTGCTCGGTCATTTTTTTATTACTCCGCATAACTTTTCTATTTCCGCCGACAGCGCTGTGTTCTGGTCCATTGCCTCTGTAAGAGCGACAAAGGTAACATCCAGCCTTGACGCTATGTCTTTCATCAATTGGGCCGCTGCTGGTGGTAGTTCAGGTGCCGCCGTGTATGCTGCAGCAACCAATTCTTTCACTTTCACATGTGCCATCAGCGCCGCTCCATCAGTTGGTTGAAGCGGTTCATGAACATGCCGTAAGACTGACCAGGGCGGACGGGATTAATTACAAATTGGTCGGTGGGAATAATGCCGTCGAGCATCGGCCAGTGGGTGCCGTCGTCGATCTCAAAGTCGCGACGTTCGCTGGCCAGCATCACAAGGTCGGCATACTTCACGGTCGGGTGCTGCTCAAATGGCAGGCCAAATTTTTGACGGATAGCAGCATCAACCCGATCCTCAATGGTGCGGTAGTCCGGGAGCAGGTGTTTAAGCGGTGCTGGAATATCCTGTAAATAAGCCTCTGCGGCATCGTGCAGCAGTGCTTCAAGTGCAAACTCCTGTGGTACCAGGTGACTGGTTAACACGCTGTGCTGACCGACGCTGTAGAACTCCGGAAGATGGCCAGCAAAGCGGCAAATATTCGAGAGCGCGTTAGCGATATCTTCGATCTCAATGGCATCCAGCTGGATATCGAGATAGTTAAAGTGCTTGCCTGTGAACGTTTGAATAAAGCTCATCGTATTTCTCCATTTAGTTGCGATCTGCACAGCGCTGATTTTTGGGTGTAGGAATCCCTCGCCAGGTGGCGATTAATTTCAGGATTACGCTTTAATAAATCCCCGCGGCGCCGGGGATTTAATGGAGTGCAATCAGGCTTTGAAGTTGCCGATAAAGGTTTCCACAGGCTTACCGTCGAACTTACCAGTCAGCAGGTCGCGGAACTCATTGGCGATCGCTTCTTCCTGGGCTTCCAGTTGGACAATACGCAGAACGAACACCGGGTCGCTACTTTTCAGCAGACTGTTGCGCAGACTGAAACGACGTTCGCCCAGGCCTTCATAGGGTACACACTTAAACTCAAACGCTACCGGCATAACCTCTTTACTGCTGGCTTCAATACTTTGCATCAGCGATTTCTTACCGCTAAAGTCACTATCTTCATGGTCGGCTTGAGTTGCCTGTTGGATAGTGACGCGGCGGACAGCTTGCGCAGCTTGGGCGATCGTCATCGTGTTGCCGCCAGCATCAAAGGCCAGCAGATAATCGCTCCAGTCTTCGAGCCACTCAGCGATTTGCTTCTGATTCAGGTGATCGCCGTTGATCGCCAGTAACGCGCGGAAGGGCGCTGTTTTCTTTAGCTTGATCGAGGCGACGTTATCAGCATGACCTGGCTTGTCCAGCGTGCCGATATTGAAGATAGAACGGGCCAGCATGTTATCGGCATCAATAAAGCAACGTGCTTTTTCTTCTTCCTGGGCATAAGCGACAGAATAGCGAACGAAATCATCAATGCTAGTCGTGTCCATGGCACCGCGGAAACGGAAACGCTCAAGAGCAAAACGCTCCAGGCTTTCAATGCTGGTATTCTGCGGTAGCAGGGCGGTCGGACAGGCCAGGCCGGGGATATCGTTCAGGTGATAACCGGAAAGCACCAGATCTTTAACCTGCTGAAAAGTACCGCTGTCTAACTGAGACATAAAAATTCCTTATTAACTGATTAGCGAAGTGGTATCAGTGAATTTGTACGTGCGGTTCACTGAGCCGCTTTAAGCTTTCCGTCCACCGCGCCGGTGATACCGAAGAGTTGCCCCTGATCCTCCTGCAGGATTGTGAGCTTGCCACCTTTGTTAACCCACATTGGTGTTTCGGTGGTGTCCTCCTCCGACGCTTTGCCGCGGGGAGTTGGGGTGCTGTAGTTCAGCTTGTGCTTAATCTTGACGCGCTTCTCTTCAACAGAGTTGCCCATACGCTCAAAATCAAAGGTGAGGACAACCTTGCCTTTGTTGCCGTTGTTCAGAACGCCGAGCGCGGTGGTATTAAGAGCCGCCGCAATCTTGTTCATGAATACGCCGGCGTCCAGTTCACCCAGGAAATCGGGCACTACTGTCATGCGATCATTACTCATGGTTTTACCCTCTCGAAAGGCGGCTGCCACCGCCGGGAATTTCTCCGTACACAACACAGAAGAGCACCTGCGGTTAGGACGCCGCCCGGGTGGATTGGGTAATGAGCCCGTCGCCCGGTGATGCTCTTTTGTATTGTGTAAAAAGGGCGGTTATCCATCAGAACGTTATCCTCTTCCTCCTTTGGATAGTGGAAAACTGGATAACCGCCAAGACTACACACAGCACAGTTAACTAGGTTGTGGCGGTGGTGCCTCCACCTGCCGGATTAAGCCATAACCGGCGACGTACACTGCCCGGAAACGCATTCCATGAACGGGTTGGCTCGCCACGTGCGCATAGCCGCAATTACCACAACGAAGAGAGCACTGCCGGTGTCCGAATCGAACGGACCTTTTCCCTGCCCATCACCAGATATAGAACTATCCTGGCGTCTGGAATCGAACCAGACTCTGTGCCTTGCTCGTCAATGCCCTCATCGTTGTGCGCTGTGGTGACGGGATTTGAACCCGCATAACGTCCGGCCGGCCGCATGAGATAACCTGTGTTGCGAACATTGGTTAGTGCTCAACTCCCCACATAAGGGGCGCTCTATCCATTTGAGCTACACCACAACGGAAAGAGCACTCCGATCTTCTACCAACGCCCCGTCGTAGCTTTTCGGCGCATCCACATGGCGCTTGGGTTGCAGCCTCGTGTGGCGGGAGTGCTCTTACCTGTTGTGCCCGGACTCTTCCCGGGGGTCACACCTTTTCGCCGCGCTGGTGGGGCGCACGTCGTGCCTGAAACACTTAGCTTGCACATTCCGGTTGTTCTGAGAGCGCATGGATCAAGGGAACTCTCAGGTCGCTAACGCTGCATGTGCCATACAACGGTCGTGAATATTGCCGTTCACAACTGGAAGCGCACTCCTTCAGTTACAAACCAGTCCCCACGACGGATGAAGATGGAATGCGCTTTCAGTTGTGTTGTGGTGGCCGGTACTGATCTCCGGCATTCGGTTTGGTTGTGCCAATATCCCGCGCGGATTAAATGTCCGTTGCACATCAGCCTGTGCATTCACCACGGTGATTACGATTCATCTACCCCGGTCCGGCGGCGCCACCTCGCCGGGGCAGATGCAAAGGACCGTTACGCGATCATTCGGCTTGTTGGTCTGGCCGGAAGTATCAAGTCCCGACATCGCGGATTCTGCTTCTCCGCCCCGATTTCACCCCCGCTATTGTTTAGCGCGCAAACCGAGAAAATCGCCTTCAACGCTGTCGGCTTTCGCCATGTTCGATCAGGAATCTTCGGGCGGGGCGCCGGCGACCAACCGGCACAACCCCTACAGTATTAATCCAGGGCTACTGGACCCCCGACGCCGTGGGCTAAACGGCTGCTGTATGTCGGGTGAGTTTCTGTTGCTGGTGGTCAATCCAGCTCCGTAACCCCTCCCGAAGACACCTGAGGTAATTAAATTGCCTTAGCCGGCAGGCCGAGGACGCTACGCATTTCTTTTTGAGTGCGAATGGCTATGGCGATCGTTAGGTCAATATCTCCGCGGTAAGCTGTGCCATCTTCACAAATAATAAGAGTGATTGATTTTTGGCCTTTCTTGCTTACCTCGAAGCGATGCGCTTTACGGACTACATGACAGCCGTTTGCTAATGCGTCCTTTATAAGGTTTTCAATGCCTTTGCTCGCCATGTTCTGTTCCTATTTGGTTTATCTGTTAGCGAATCATCCCGGTCTTCATATGCCCCGGGCGGCTACTTCGTGGGCGTCCTGCCTGTTCACTGTTTCTTTTAGGTACATTATGTACCGTTGAGGTACATTGTCAAGTGTAAAAAAACCCGCCGAAGCAGGTTTAATAGTCTTTGTTATGTTTTCGTTCGGTATCGTCTTGGTTTACCGGAAAAAATTACGGTACCAATGATAGAGCAATTACCATTGATTTTGATGTAAGGTTCTGGCCAGTTTGAGTTAAGTGCTTTTAGATAGCGTTGTCCTGCATCTTCAATCAACCGTTTAAATGTAGTCTCACCAGAATCGTGCATTAAGGCGATCACATCATCTCCATGCACTGCTGGAACTTCGGGATCAACAAAAATCATATCACCGGGCCTATATTCGTCGATCATTGAGTCGCCAATAACACGAAGAATATAAGTCATCGGCCCACAAGGAACAGGGCATGGATAGTTTTCAGTGCTATTCAAATCAACCTCAGCATAGCCAACTTCGGTCCATGCTCCTGCTTGTACCCAGGATATAACCGGAACCATGGTGATATTTCTATATGTATCAGAGACATCGGGCGTTTTAGCAACATTAGTGGTTTGATGTTCCTGATCTAACCACCCAGTAGGTAAGTCAAAACACTTTTCAATGTGCCTTGCCATTGCATCGCCGATGTTTTTAGTGGCGCCATCTCCCATGAACCGGCTGGTTTGAGTCGGCTCGCGATCAATCATATTGGCGAAGTAAATATTACCGCCAACACCATCACGCAATTTTCTGGCGTTTAACCGCCTGATTTCCTGGATTGTTTTCATATTGAAATTAAACCGTGTGTACCTCCTAGGTACAAGTACCTTGAAGGTTCATTTCTTTCGTGTAATATGTACACAGGAGGTACATATATGAAAGAGTTCTGGGATTCATTAACTAAAGAGCAACAAAGCAATTTAGCTGCAAACGTTGGCTCTACACCCGGTTATCTGCGTTTAGTTTTTAACGGCTACAAAAAAGCCGGATTTGATCTGGCAAAAAAACTGGAAAAAAGCACATCCGGTGCGATCACGAAGTTTGATCTCCGACCAGATATCTATTCCAAACAATAACATTTGGTTTTAGCAGCGTTAACCACAGACGTAGGGGGTAAGCAGTGGGGGACAAGCTTAAGAATATGTTTCAAGTGCTGGAAAATCTTGCACCCGGTTCGGTAAAGCATAGTCATGATGGCCGAACGGTTACCCTGATTGGCTGGCATTTAGAAGAGTTTAATCAGCCCTGTGATGATCAGTACGAATCCAATCAAATCAAAGATATTCCCAATAAGACAGGCGTTCCGTGGATGCCCAGATATCTTGCCAGTCGGACGGTTAAAGGGATCCAAGGTCAACACCTCCTGATAAGGGTGATTCATCCATTCGCCAAGACCCCAAAAGAAAAGTCCAGAGGATATGAAGCCTGTGACTGCTGTGGGGTACGCGGGAAGGAGTCCGGCACCGTTGAGAAGAAAAATAAAAGCGCCTATCAGGATCATAACTTTGTACCAGTAATCCAGGGAAAGTTTGGCGAGCGGGTTCTGCATTTTTTATCCCGTTTTTTTCGATAGGTCATTGATTTAGAAATCATACACCAACAGAGGTATAGAGCAATGATTGAACAACACTGGAAAGTCGAAAAGCAGCCAGCATGGCTGGTGGCGGCGATCCGTAAAACAATAGCCGCGTTACCTGGTGGCTATATCGAAGCCGCTGAGATTCTGGATACCACCCAGGACGCGATCTTTAACCGACTGCGTGCTGGTGGAGATCAGATATTCCCTATGGGCTGGGCAATGGTCTTGCAGAAGGCCGCAGGTGTTAGCTACATCGCCGATGTTTTTTCGCGTGAAACCGACAACGGAATCCATGTATCTGGCGCTGCTCATGAAGACGAGAACGAAGAGATTGGTTTGAAGCTGGCGGAGCTGGTGGGTCAGCTTGGCGAGTTGGTCAGCGCCTATCGGGAATATATCGATGATGGGGTGGTTACACATGGCGAGTGGCAAAGCCTGAATGATATCGCCTACCAGTTCCGGGTCACGTTGATGACGTTTCTCAACCTGATTTCTCGTGTTTATTGTCTGCCAGAAAAGAGTGACGCCCGCGAGTGTGCAGCTCCGGGCGTCGTGGCGAATAAATCTTTGTGTATGGAGAAATAATCCGCATGAGCAATTTAATCGTAAATCTTCAATTACCGCAACTACGGATGTACCCGATCCCGGGCGTTTCGTCGTTTCGGTATGAGCGCATGGTATGCGGTAAATGGGTCGAGTGTAACCACAGTCGGGCACGCGGAGTTGTGGGGGTCTTTAACCGGAGGGCTAAAGCGCTATGCGAGAAGTTAACCGGAAGTTCAAAGACCACTATGGCAATCCAGTCAGAGTTATCCGCTGGGAGCCTGAGACACGTCGCGTCATCTACCTGCGGGAAGGCTATTCCCACGAGTGCTTTAGCCCACTCGATCAGTTTCAACGCAAGTTCAGGGAAGTAGAGGGCAGCCATGAGCAGTAAATTACACGGCCTCGTATGGGAAGCATGCGCTTTCAAAGGGCTGATAATCTCTGAAATAGCGGTCATGGCTCGCCTGGCAGACTTCAGTAATGACGAAGGGGTGTCATGGCCAGCGGTTACCACTATTCAGCGACAGATCGGCGCCAAGAGCGAGAATACTGTCCGCAGCGCTATCAAAAAGCTTCAGGCTAAAGGCTGGCTGAAGAAGCAGGAACGGCGCGTGGGCGGAAAGAATAATTCGAACGTTTATAAACTCAATGTTGACATGCTGGAACGTGCAGCAGCTGAAGCAAAAATTTTCTACGCAACGCCACGTGAACAATCAAAATTTGATGCCTCAGAATTTGAGGGTTCAAAATTTGAGGGGTCAAATTCTGATGCCTCAAATAATGGGTCTGTACCCCCTCAAATATTGCGGGAGGACCCTCAATGGTTGAAGGCGATCCGTCATTAGATCCGTCATTAGATCCGTCATCTAAAAAACCTTCTTGTCGGGCTCCTGCGGAACCCGACGATAAGCCGGATCCTGAAGTTGTTATTACCGATAACGCGATCGAAGTTCTGGCACACCTGAATCTGGTCAGCGGTTCCCGTTACCAGAAATCTAAGACCTCGCTGGAGAACATTCGCGCCCGCCTCCGCGAAGGTCATACCGTTAGCGACTTGAAACTGGTAATTGACGTCAAGCATGAGCACTGGCATGGCAACGACGAGCAATACCAGTACATGCGACCCGAGACACTTTTCGGCCCTAAAAAATTCGAGGGATATCTGCAAAGCGCTATCCGTTGGAATGCTAAAGGCCGCCCGCCAAGGGAGTCGTGGGACAAAACCAGACCGCGGGATGTTAATTCAATTAGTCCAGTACAAACCACGATTCCACGGGGGTTCCGGGGATGAACATAGCCAAGTCGATCTTTGAATTTATTGAGAAGAATCCAGGCAAAATGCTGCGCGATATCACTGCGGCATTTCCTGAAACCAAACCGGTAACAGTGAAGAGCGCTGTTCATCGCCTTTACTACGACGGGGAACTTGCCAGCGTTGAAGTTACTGGTGGGTTTATCTACTTCGTAGCGGGATCCATCGATATTGAAGAGTACCTGCCTGGTGGGCTTTCGGGGGAGATTCTTGCCCTTGAAGCGACAGCCAAAAAGCTGGAAGAGAAACGCTATTACCGCCGTGCGGCGACGGTATGGCAGCAACTTTGTGACAGCAACTGTACGGCTAAAGCAAGAGAGCGATACCTGCGTCTTAAGAATGCTTCTGTTCGAAACGCCAGAAACATGAATGATTCCGCCGGGTCATGCTATCTGGCCGGAAACTACTGCGGAGGTGACCTGTGCTCCGATTGAAGAAGATTTTGATAAGTCTCCGGCGCCTTGTGCGTTTGCATCACTGGCGTTACTGGTGGCAGCACGACGTTATTTTTCGCAGAAAATATGCACTCCTCAGAAATGACCTTTTCAGCTTTGATCGCCGTTACTGGTTACTGAGAGCACTTGTTGATGCTGATCAGCGCAGGGGAAAACTATGAGTCAGGAAGTACAAGAAGCTATGACCGCAGAAGAGCAAACTTTAACAAAAACCGTCAGCCCTTATTGCCTGACACTTGAGGAACAGCGCCAGCGTAGTGCGCATTATTTAAAAGAAGTCGGGGATCAATGGCGTACCCCTGATCTGCTGTTCTGGGGCGTTAACGCTATGTTTGGCCCGCTTGTACTGGACCTGTTTGCAGACGACAGCAATGCAAAATGCCCCGCATGGTATACCGCTGAAGATAACGCATTAACACAGGACTGGTCCGCTCGCCTTGAAGAACTTGGTGGCGCAGGATTTGGTAATCCACCGTATAGCCGTTCTCAGTACCACGAAAAACAGGCAGTCACCGGCATGACTCACATCATGAGTTATGCATCTGAGCAGCGAGAAAAGGGTGGGCGCTATGTTTTCCTGCTGAAGTCAGCGACAAGTGAGACATGGTGGCCAGAAGATGCCGATCATGTCTGTTTTATCCGTGGTCGTATTGGTTTCGATCTCCCGACCTGGTTTATGCCCGCGGATGATAAACAGAAACCCACCAGCGCCTTCTTTGCTGGCGCAATCGTGATATTTGATAAGACATGGTGTGGGGAGCGCTTTAGCTATATCGATCGTATAGAGCTTGAGGCGAAAGGGCGCGCAAGTATGGCTTTGGCTAAGTTTGCTGCAGGAAAATTCCTGTCACCAGCTTCGCCAGTTCAGTCTCCTGAAGTGATCATCCCCGATGCGGTTGCGTCATTGGCTGAGGCTGAATCCCGGATCTGGCCACTGGAAGTTGGTCTCGTCTTCGGACAGGTACAAGGCGCAGAGGATCTGGAATTCTCCCAGCAGAACAAGCTGAAGGCCCACATTAACCAGTTGTGGCTGGAGCGGGTGCCCACCAGCGAAATCATCACCGTTGCTGGTGGGCTGGTCGGCAGCATGAGGGGGACCGCTCATGCGTGAGATTATTGTCGATAATTTCGCTGGCGGCGGTGGCGCTAGTACAGGTATTGAACTGGCAATAGGGCGTAGCGTTGATATTGCGATTAACCACGATGTTAACGCCGTTGCTATGCACCGCACTAACCATCCCGACACGCTTCACTATTGCGAAAGTGTGTTTGATGTATCCCCATTAGCCGCTACCAGTGGCAAGCCTGTCGGCCTGGCATGGTTCTCGCCTGACTGTCGTCACTTTTCTAAAGCGAAAGGTGCTAAACCAGTAGAGAAAGCTATTCGAGGGCTGGCATGGATCGTCATTCGTTGGGCGCTGGATGTTGGCCCACGAGTCATGATGCTGGAAAACGTCGAAGAGTTTAAAACGTGGGGACCGTTACTCGCGGCAGAAATGCGACCGGATCCGGCACGCATCGGTGAAACTTTCAATGCATTTGTCGGGATGCTTACCACCGGTATTCCAGCAGATCATCCAGCACTGGTGGAGTGTTGCGAGTTTCTGGAGTTTTCACCGGATAGCGAGCAGGCCAAGCGCTTAATTGCCGGGCTGGGTTATGTCGTCGATTTTCGCGAGCTGCGCGCCTGCGATTATGGCGCGCCGACCATCCGTAAGCGGTTCTTCATGGTGATGCGCCGGGACGGGAAACCGATAGTCTGGCCGGAAGCCACGCACGGGGATCCGAAGTCTGCCGCCGTGCTGGCGGGCCAGCTTGAGCCGTGGCGTACAGCTGCGGAATGCATAGACTGGTCAATCCCCGCGCCGAGCATCTTCGGTCGCAAAAAGTCACTGGCAGAGAATACGCTAAAACGGATTGCCCGCGGCATTCAGCGCTTTGTTATCGAAAGTGCTTCGCCATTCATCGTGAAGTGCAATCACACAACGACACGTGGCAAATATGACTGTTTCCGGGGACAGGCGCTGGACGATCCGCTACAGACGATTACGAAAACCCACGGCTACGCAATTGCGGTACCTCATCTGACAAAATTCCGAACCGGAGCTACCGGGCAGGAAGTCACCGATCCGTTGCCGACGGTGACGGCCGGTACCGCAAAACGCCCGGGCGGGAATGGTCACGCTATGGGTATTGTTGAAGCAGAGCTGGCTCCGTTCCTGGCTGGCAATGGCGGCAGCGAGTACCAGGCTAAACCACGCCCGCTCGATAAACCCGCTCACACCATCCTGAAAGAATCGCGCGCCTGTGTCGTCGCTCCGGTTATCGCCCGGCAGTTCGGCGCCAGCATCGGACACCGGGCGGATGAGCCTAGCGCAACAATCACCGCGGGCGGCGGAGGTAAATCGCAGCTGGTTGTGCCGACGCTCATTCAAATGGGATACGGGGAACGGCCAGGACAGGCACCTCGCGTGCCAGGACTGGATAAGCCGCTGGGCACCGTTGTGGCTGGTGGCGGGAAACATGCTGTAGTTGGTGCGTTCCTGGCAAAACACTACGGAGGGAATTATCAGGGCGCTGGCGTGGGGCTGGATGAGCCAGCGCATTCAGTAACGACTGCCGATCACCATGCATTAGTCGCTTCTCATCTGGTTAAGCTGCGCGGAACCTGCCGCGATGGCCAGCGCACTGACGAGCCGATGCCGACTATCACTGCTGGTGGCCAGCACGTAGGCGCGGTTAAAACGACTCTGGCGGTCGAGGACTATGACGAGGAGCGAGCGCAGCAGGTGCTGTCGTTCCTGCAGGAATACTGCGGAGAGGAATGCACCGGGCTGGTGGAAATCGGCGGAGTGACTTACCGCATCGTTGATATCGGCATGCGCATGCTGCAGCCACACGAACTTTACCGGGCGCAGGGCTTCCCCGAGTGGTACATCATTGACCAGGATTACCGCGGCGTGAAATACGCGAAAGATAAGCAGGTTGCGCGCTGTGGAAATGCCGTCCCGCCGCCGTTCGCCGAAGCGCTGGTACGCGCTAACTTACCCGAAATGTGCGTGAACAGAGAGGAGCAGGCAGCATGACTTCCTTGACCTTAAGGCAGCAGGAGGTCCTTGACCTCCTGATCGAATATCAGCGTAAACATGGTTTTCCGCCTACAACTTACGAACTGACCGGCATGCTGGGGTGCCGGTCCCCCAATGCAGCAGCAACGCACCTCAAGGCGTTAGAGAAAAAGGGTGTTATCACAATCAGCCGCGGGGTTTCTCGCGGTATCAGCATCACCCCTGCGCTGCTGGCCAGAGAAATATCGGTCAATCTCAACAGCATCGTAAAAGTGAAACTCAATGAAGTCTCCCTCAGACATTTGGAAAAACAACACGAGCAGAATCGAATCCAGCACCCGAGGCTCTTCGGGGACTTTTCGCCCCCGATAACAGACGAAAATGGCTATACGTCAATGACCTTGTGGAGCCTCATGTCTGACCTTGGCCCGCTCTGCTATTGCGGAGGAGATGTTCCGTTTGAGTTGAAAATAGTGCTGGAGGCAGAATGAAATTTATTCTTCCATTCCCACCCAGCGTGAACACCTACTGGCGGTCCCCAAATAAGGGGCCCGCAAAAGGTAAACACCTTGTCAGCGCAGCCGGCCGTAAATTCAAACATGCAGTACGTTCAGCGATCATTGAGCAACTGCGTGCAATACCAAAACCATCTACCGCGGCAGCAACTGTAGAAATTATTCTCTATCCGCCAGACTATCGCCGGCGTGACCTGGACAATTACAACAAGGCACTTCTTGATGCTTTGACTTATGCCGGTATCTGGGAGGACGACAACCAGGTTAAGCGTATGGCTATTGAATGGGGTGAAATCGTCAAAGGAGGCAGGGTAGAAATCACCATAGTCTGCTATCAAAAAGTGGTGGATGTATGTACAGCTGTGGGTTGAAAGATTTGCGAGTTGGCAGTAATGTCGAATGGTGCAAACGAAACGGGCGTGCAGGCCCTTTCGTCACTTCAGAGTGTATGGAGATAAATATGGCTAACCATGTTATGGGCGTAGCTACGCCTGTCGATAATCAATTGCATCAGGTAATTCCGGTAATGCAGGGCACAATGGGCGATCAGAGAGCTTCGTTGGTCAGCGCCAGGCGACTGCATAATTTTCTTGGGGTCGGTCGTGACTTCAGCAACTGGATAAAGTCTCGTATTAGCCAGTACGGTTTTGCTGAAAACATCGATTATACAGTTATCGCCAGTTCTGGCGAAAACCCACTCGGCGGGCGCCCGGCAGTGGATTACATGGTCACCATCGATATGGGTAAAGAGTTAGCGATGGTAGAACGCAATGAAAAAGGTCGTCAGGTAAGGCGTTATTTCATTAGTTGCGAGCAGCAGGCAAAATCAGCGATAAGCCATACGCATCCTGATTTTTCCAACCCGGCGCTAGCTGCCAGGGCGTGGGCTGATGAGTATGAAGCCAGGCAGAGGATTGAGGCTTTAAGTCACCGGCAGGCTCAATATATCGATCATCTTGAAAACCTGTTTACCGACGGCTTATCCCCAGTGCAGTTCTGCAAACGTCTGAATGGTGTCAACGTTAGTAAAGTCAGCGCCTTCCTACAGAGCTCTAACTGGCTTTACGATGACAATCCTAACGGCAATCACGCTCAATGGCGTGTCAGATCTCAGGTCAGGATAAGTATCTCACCGAGAAGAGCACAAAAGTTTCACCGAGCGCCGCCGCCAGTTTCACAACATACCAGCCCGTCCTCCTGCGCGATGGGGCTGTTTGGCTTTATCGTAAGTATCTGAAGGGACAACTGCCGATGAAGCGATCCTGGAATGGGGAATATACCCACGATAAAGAGCTTTCTGGGGCATTCAGTGAGAGCATTACTGACCCCTGAAGTCGTGTCTCGTCTCGGTGTTGTTCTTTTCAAACCCGGTCGTGAATTGATGCCTCTCTTTACCGGCGGCCGTGTCCTGATAGAGCGTCAGCCAGAGAAGATGAAAACACTGCCCACTGGCGGATCGCCGATGCACGTCAGCCTCTTGCAGAAATGGACATTCTGCGTTTTTTCATGAGGGATGAGAGGGTTATTAACGCAGCGGGTGGAATAAACGCTCTTGAGGCCTGGCTTCTACGACATGTCAGAGAGTGCCAGTACCCGCATTCCCATTATCACCACCATGAATTAGTGACTATGCGGCATCCGCCTGGCGCCATGGTTGTCTGCTGGCATTGTGATAATGAATTACGTGAGCAGACCACCGAAATGTTGTCAGAGCTGGCTTATCAGAATCTGGTGCATTGGGTGATTGAAAGGGTGCTGATCAGCCTTGGATACAATAAGGAGCGCGAATTATCGATGGCGGAGCTCTGCTGGTGGGCTGTGAAATCCGGCATTGCTGACGCAATAACCGAGACGATGGCGCAGCAGGCCTTAAGACTGCCTGAGGAACCTTTCCTGTCCGTTTATAAGGATAGCGATATTGTCCCGTCATTTGCTGCAGGTGAAATCCTTCAGGATCTTGTTGAGGGCATTGACCTGGCGGACGCCAGCGTACTCATTGAGCAACCTCAGATTGAAAGTAAACCCATTCTGAGGCTTAGTGTCGATCCGAACAGCCCCGAATCATTTATGCGCCGCCCAAAGCGCCGGCGCTGGACCTGCGAAGTTTACACTCGTTGGGTTAAAACTCAGCCATGTGAATGCTGTAGGCAACCATCAGACGATCCACACCATATAATAGGGAATGGTCTGGGGGAACTGGCACCAAGGCCCATGATCTCTTCGTGATACCACTGTGCAGAGTGCATCACGATGAATTACACGCCAATACATCAGAGTTCGAAAGGAAATATGGCACTCAGTTAGAGCTGTGGGCTCGTTTTCTGGATCGGGTAATGGGTATCGGCGTCATTGTAAAAGCTTGAGTGTATGGAGTACTGAGCATGAATATTGAATCAATTCCCAAATTTTTCGCTCCCAAAGGAATGCATATTTCTGATAGCGGCCGTGCAACCGCCAGCGAGCAACTTACTGTGACAGATGTAATGGCGGCTCTGGGATGACACAGGCAGAGGCAGGAATAGGCCTGTCGATGTTTTTGGGTAAAGCTGGAATCAGCGAACATGACAGAAAGGCATCCGTCAGTTGGTTGGCTGAATATGCAAAATCAAAAGCGCCTCGATCGATAAGAAAAGCAGCAGGGAAGAAGTTCCCGCTGTGTATGCTGATAATAGCTCGGTTCGCTTATAACGACTATGCCTCGTCTGCAGCTGACAGCGTAGATTGCAGGAAGTGTTCTGGTTCAGGCTTCATAAAAAAACCTCAATGGTGGAAAAAAGCCACTACAAAATGAGATTACGCAATGGGCAAAAGACCTCGGGCAGTCACCTTCGGATTTTGAAGTAAAACGTCAGGTGGAAGAGATTGACCATGTTCTCTGCTTCAAATGCGGCGGCACCGGGAAAATCAGCAAGCGATGCCAGTGTGGCGGTACGGGAAAAACCCTGGACCGTAAAGAGTCAGAGCTACAGGGAGTGCCTGTCTACAAAGTATGTAAACGTTGTGAAGGCCGCGGTTATAGTCGTCCTAAGTCTTCAAATGCTTACAGAGGTATGCTCTCTGAGCTGCCTGGTCTGCCAGAACGTACCTGGCGATACAGCTGGAAACCTTTCTATGAAAGTCTGGTTACAAAATGCTTTGAGGAAGAGAGTTATACCGACTCACAACTTAAACGTGTGACAAAGGTGTCTGATTTGATAAATATCGCATAATTTAGCGACGCGTTACTTGCAAAGTTGCCGCTTTTGTGTAATTTTATCTATAACGATGGGCTTTGTATGTTCAACGTTGATTAACCCGCCAGCAGCGGGTTTTTTTATGGGCTAAAATCGATAAAATCTTCTTCTCTTTCAATTAGTTCTTGCTGGATACCGTCACCAGAGTTATCTGTATGTCACACCACTTATTTGAGGTAAAAGACATGCTAAATCAGCAAGATATGACGGAAACAGCCAAGGCTGTTTTGATGAGTTGAGTGACAAACCGGCTACGGCTGGGGAGATTGCTCAGAATACTCACCTGAGCCGCGAACGCTGCCAGCTCATACTTACGCAGCTGGTAATGGCGGGTTATCTGATTATCAGTTCGGATGTTATAAGCGCCTCCAGTAATGGGGGCTTTTGCTGTGAAAATGGGCGGCTGGTGGGTGTTGTAGCACCCGACCAGCCATCAGCTCATGCTTTCAGGTCACAAGCTAACCACGGCCCACTGCTTTAGCGCAAAAGCAAAGTGAGCCTATCAGAGTTACGCTTACTGATCTATGAAAAATACTGTAAAAATATCCAGTATTGAATTAATCAATGCTGATTGCCTGCAATACCTCCCATCGCTACCCGATAACTCCATTGATCTTATTGTTACCGATCCGCCTTATTTTAAGGTGAAGCCAAACGGCTGGGATAACCAATGGAAGGGGACGAGGACTATTTACGTTGGCTGGATAGCTGTCTGGCACAGTTCTGGCGAGTGTTAAAACCTGCCGGCAGCATGTATCTGTTCTGTGGGCACCCTGGCAGGGATATTGAGCTGTTGGTGAGAGAGCGGTTTAACCTGCTCAACCATATCATCTGGCTAAACCATCAGGGCGATGGAACGGCTGCAATAAGGAGAGTTTACGCGCTTATTTCCCGGCCACTGAGCGTATCATTTTTGCCGACCATTATCAGGGGCCATACAGGCCAAAGACGATGGATATGCCGCAAAGTGTAATGAGTTAAAGCAACACGTCATGACGCCTTTAATTTCTTACTTCCGGGATGCCCGGAAATCTCTTGGCGTGACGTCGGCCCAGATTGCAGAAGCCACGGGTAAAAAAAATATGGTTTCCCACTGGTTTGGCCTTAGCCAGTGGCAACTGCCGAATGAAGCCGATTATTTGAAGTTGCAGGCTCTGTTTCAAAAAATCGCCATGGATAAGCACTCACGCAACGAACTGGGAAAACCTCACCACCAGCTTGTCGCTACCTGGCAATCACTTAACCGGAAGTATTCTGAACTTCAGCAGGAGTATTACGGTTACGGCGCCATTTAGCGTGTCGGTCACGGTGCCATATACCGACGTCTGGACACATAAGCCGGTTCAGTTTTATCCAGGTAAGCACCCATGCGAAAAACCTGCCGATATGCTTCAGCAGATCATTACTGCAAGCAGTCGGCCAGGGGATGTCGTAGCTGATTTCTTTGCTGGTTCGGGTTCCACAATAAAGCAAGCTGCTCTGCTCGGGCGGAGTGGAATCGGTGTTGAACTGGAAACCGAGCGGTTTGAACAGACGGTCAGTGAAATGCGTAATTTGCTGGAGCACCAGCCACCACAGCCAAATCCCTTACCTTAGGGCTTAACCGGGCGTAAGCCGCCGGATAAACGTAACCGGCACTTAAATGGCTGCGGGGCCAGCGTCTGAAGCGAATCCCGATCACGATGCGAAAACTACATGTCCCAGCTGTGCGCAAAGTGACTTAAAGGCAGGGCCACAATTTGAATCTGCGACAACTTAGGTTGGTAGCTCCGTATCAGTAAGCGGATCCATCAGGCTCGCATTCGCGGGCCTTTTTCGTATCTGCGCCACGCTCGGCGTTATTTAACCACAGGACCCTTACCAGGAGTAGGCATGAATCTATCTCTTGAAACGGTTAGGACCTTTTTTTCATACGATGAAACTACGGGCATCCTTTATTGCAAGTCACCTTTTGGGAGTAAAAGTCCTGGCGACACTCTTGGCGTCAAGACTGATACTGGGTATTTAAGGGTATTCTTCAATGGAAAGAATATACGTGTGCACCGAATAATTTGTGTCTTGAAATACGGTGAAATTCCGTCAACCCTTGTTGTTGATCATATTGATGGCGACAAGTTGAATAACCGTATTACAAATCTCAGGCTCTGCACACAAAACCAGAACACTCGCAATCGACGGATACACAGCAATAACGCAGCTGGACTTAAAGGGGTCTATTTCAACGATTCCCCCGCAATAGAAAAAAATGGATTGCGCAAATAAGTATTGCAAAGAAAAAAATTCGACTTGGTCGCTTCCACACTAAAGAAGAAGCGCACAGGGCGTATGTAGCTGCTTCCAGGCAGTACCATGGTGATTTTTCATCTATTTAAGCTCATAGCCGCCTCGCTCGGCGGAAAAATCAAAACCACAACTTTTCAGGGTGAGCCAGGAGGGACGGTATTACGTCGCCTTGTGGTTACCATCCCTGAGCGTTGGCTCACCACTAAAGAGAGACGTAATTATGTTCGGTATTTTTAAAAAGAAAGCCCGTAAAGCCGTTGTTGAAGTGAAAAAAATGGAAAACCGCGATGCCGTAGAAGCCACGGTCTGGGGAGCGTACTCGATTGCATACGCCGATGCACCTGCGATGCAAAAGAGATTGCAGTGCTTGAGAAGACTATTTCGGCCCTCCCTGCATTTGCGCCATTTGCTGGTGAAATTGCCCAGATGAGTTCGAATATTCGCGCTCGCTATGAAGCTCACCACGTTCAGCCAACGCTCAGGCGTTGCGCGAACTGGCTGACGTTGCCGGGACGGATGACGCTGTCGATGTTCTTTGCCTGTGTCTTGATGTAGCTGATAACGACGGCATCGGGGAAGAAGAAGAGAAACAGCTGAAGAAAATTGCCCAGGCTCTGCAACTTCCTCTGGACCAGTACCTGTGATCGGTAAACTTCGCTGGGCCGCAGCCGGGTGCTTTTGTTTCTGGTGTGCTATCGACTTCACCAGCAAATGATGTCAATCCTGGCTGATGGCGTGCTGGTAGCCGGGGTAATCGCTTTGCTCTGGCCCCTTATTAGATCCAGTGATTAGCACTGTGCAAAAGGCATCGTAATGATGCCTTTGACAGAGTGTCAGTTATTGACGCCGCCTATGACTACATCCTAAATTATTCCGTGTGGTGAATCCCCCTATGCGGAGGGGCATTGCCAGTCTGATATGTTTTTTGCGCATTGCGAGTCGTCTGTGGACTGGCGGCGACTTACCGGGAGGCACCCGGCACCACACCTAATAAAAAATGATGATAGCTGTAAGGCCCACTTCGGTGGGCTTTTTCTTTGGCCAAAAAAAAAGCCCGCATGGTTTCATGCAGGCAAGGCAGTTACATTTAGATTTTGTCCCGGTATATGTTTTTTTGTCCGGAAGTCGAAAGATACTGTCTCGAATACATTTTGTAAATAACGGATTCAAACCACAAGCCATGCATTTGCATGGCTTTTTTATTTGTGCCACCAGAGCATCATTCACTCTGTGCTTTGTCGTTAATCCATCTGGCGGCCATCCTAAAGGACTATCTGCTGAGTTCTTTTTCAGAGGTTGCATTTTCTTCAGTACCTCATCTGAATTAGTGACTGAGAAACCCGTCGGGAAAATAGCATTCCATCGGATGGATGTTCATCGTGCCAGTGCTTCGTGGCGGCCATCGTATGAGCGTCGAGATAACTGGTGTAAGCATCAAGGAGAGCGTTTTTCCTGCGCCTCGGGCGTAAGGTAGCAACTGGTTGAAATCAGCATCGCTGATAAGCCTGAATGGATAAGAGCCTCCTTCAATAGCCTCAATTTCGCTTAGCAACTTTCCCCGCAGTGGTGCGGAATGCTTCCTGAACTCTGCCTTACGTGACGAATGGTTACTGATTAGTGACGGAATAAAGAGCCCTAGCAGTGTCAGTATCACTCCGATTACTGAAATAATTTCCATGAGATTCCCTATGCCTGATTTTATTTATTCAGTATTACCCTGGTGGATTCGGTTTTTCTTGTTTTGGTCTTGGATACATCCTTGGCTTCGTACGCGGACGAGACTGAACAAGAAGAATAAATCCGTCTGAGAGGGTGGTGAATCCTGATATTTTTACAGTGATTTTTGGTGGCTGTCACCTGGCGGCCATCCTATTTTCCCCTCGTTCTGAGAGGATCCACAGCAATAGAGGGGGCTAAATGTCCGATCCTGTCTCTGGTACTTCAGTTGCGGCCGGCGGCCTGATGGGGGCTAGCATGTTCGGTCTGGCTACCGGAATAGATTACGGCGTGGTATTTGGTGCGTTCGCCGGGGCGGTTTTTTACGTGGCCACGGCAGCTAACATATCGCGCGGTAAGCTGGTGGCATACTTTATGACGTCATTCATTGTTGGTGTTCTGGGCGCCGGTCTGGTGGGTTCCAAGCTTTCAAGCTGGACTGGCTACAGCGACCGTCCGCTTGATGCGTTGGGAGCCGTATTAATATCAGCGCTTATCATCAAAGTTCTGACGTTTCTCAACAGCCAGGATCTAAATAGCTTGTTCAATATGCTGACCCGGTTCCGGGGAGGAGGTTCAAGTGGTAAATGATCCTTCAGCGCTGGCTAATGCAGTCATTTGCGCCGTCATTGTGCTGGCATTGATGTTCTACCAACGAGGTAGTGCGAGACACCGTCCGGGCATATCCGTTCTGGCTTATCTCATGGTGCTGGTTTATGCCAGTATCCCTTTCCGTTTCCTGTTTGGCCTGTACGAGTCATCCCACTGGCTGGTGGTGCTGGCTAACATTCTTATCTGCGGCGCGGTTCTCTGGTTCAGGGGGAATGTGGCGCGACTGGTTGATGCACTGAGGCACTGATGAACCAATCACAATTTCAAAGGGCGGCTGGTATTAGCGCCGGGTTAGCTGCGCGCTGGTTTCCGCACATTGATACTGCAATGAACGAATTCAGCATTACTAGTCCACTCGATCGAGCGATGTTCATAGCGCAGTGTGGACACGAAAGCACATCATTTACCCAGATGGTCGAAAGTTTTAACTATAGCGTTGCCGGCCTGGCTGGTTTTGTGAAGGCAAAGCGCATCACGCAGGACCAGGCGAACACCCTGGGGCGTAAAACTTACGAAAAGGTTTTACCGCTCGAACGTCAACGAGCGATCGCTAATCTCGTCTACAACAATCGTTTTGGCAATAAGGCTGCGGGCGATGGCTGGAAATACCGAGGGCGTGGAATTATCGGGATCACCTTCCTCGAAAATTATATGAAGTGCGGTAATGCACTGAAACTGGATTTAGTCAGCAACCCTGAGTTGTTGGAGAAAGATATTAATGCGGCCCGCAGCGCAGCCTGGTTTTACACCTCAAACGGATGTTTGAAATACCACGGAGATTTAGTGCGCGTGACCCAGATTATCAACGGAGGGCAGAACGGCATTGATGACCGACGCGCCCGCTTCCTGAAAGCTAAATCTGTTCTGGTATGAGGTCCTCATGGGCATTGAAATGATTATTGGTCTGGCAACTGCGTTGCTGGCCATTGTCGCTGGCGCATTTGGGTTAGGCCATGCGCGTGGGACCAACAAGGCAGAAGCCAAAGCCGATCAGCAGCGAGCCGAAGAGAACGCCGCTGCTACCGTCGCCGCGGTAGAACGGCGGGCTGATGCAACGAAAGGGGCCAGCGATGTTGAAGAGAGCGTTAAGCGTATGCCTGATGACGATGTTGATCGCGAGCTGCGCGAAAACTTTACCCGCCCCGGTGGTGGTTGATACCGCCTGCAACTGGGTGCGGATCATCTACCTGACTGACCACGACATAGACGTGATGGATAAACAGACGAAGCGCGACATTCTGGCGCACAACAAATCCGTGCAGGCCAACTGCCCGCAATCAACAGACAGGGTTACACGATGACCAAGACAAAGAATATTGAATTTCGGCTGAGCAAACTTGAGAAAGGGCCAGACAAGAAGGTTCTGGCCATCATGGAGATAAGGTCGAGAACTATTGCAGGTAGCGTGCTGAAGCAGATTCCCTGCCAGGAGTTGAAAGATCGATAATGTCATTGAAGATAGCCTTGTAGGCTTTATTTAACTTCTCAACTGTTTTCGGGGTGATATCACTCGTAGGCGGCGCGTCGATACCATCCATTAATTCTATTTCAGCAAATTTTCTCAAAACCTGAAGGACATTTTCTTTTTGTTCTTCGGGCATCGTTTGCACGATAAAAGCAACAACGTTTCTCAGCGCCAGGATTTGAGCGTGAGTTACGTAGTAATGATCGATCATATTTTCTCCCTGTTCTGTTGAGTTAGGCGATTTAACAGTATAGAGGAGAAATGTTGTCCGCCACCCTGTAGCAGACTTTAATCGTGATGCCTCGCAATAGCGGGTAAATTTCCATATCCAACCAAAGAGAAAAACCAATGAGTGAAGCAAAACCGCAGGACGGCAGCACTGTAAAAGGCTACCGCACATTAACCGCTGGCGACATTGAGCGAATGAACCGCCTTAAAGGCGTCAGCCGCCACTTCTGTAGTTTGCTTGATACCGATCGAGGTGAATTGTTGGCTGTCCGTAATGGCCCGGCAATGTTAAGCGCTGAGCAGGCTCGGGAGATTGATGAAGCTTTGCGCTGTCTGGCAATCGCTCGCACCAAAATGCAGGAAGCCTGTATGTGGGCATGCCGCGCGGTGGCTCGCCCTGACGCTGATTGCTAACACAACTTGCGAAAAGAAATCCACCGAAAATAAGTCAGTCGATGCTTGATGATTAGCAGATAGTCTGCTAACGCTATCGTGATAGTATTTCAGCGGAGTTTATCTATTAAAAGGAATGCGCGATGTGGACGTACTGATTGACAGTGCTTTCGAGGGATATCTCTTCCTCTTACTGGATATGTGGACAGTTTTAATTGTTGCTTTCGTCGGGTTGGCTCTGTCATTTTATGGCGTGCAAATGCGTAGAACTGCCGTCACCTTCTTTCTGCTTGCTGCGATAATCGGGACTGCTGGTTCGATCTATACTTAAATGTAGGTTGCAGAGAATATGCAGAAAGTCAACCCGCAATCCAACGGTGGCTATTACTGCGGTTACTCGTGTCATATGCCCTGAAACACATAATTTGAACCCAGGTCGCCAATGGCGGCCTTTTTTATTGCCAGAAGTAGGAGAAGAAGCATGTTAACAGTAAAAGTGATGTCGCCTAGTGGCGGCGAAGAAATTCATTGTGGACTGAGCGTTGGTTTCAACCCCAACCAGCAGAGTATTGCCGTATCGGGAATGGACCAGAACGTATTCCTGAAGCAGGGAGAAGTGGCCTACGTGATGAACGCAAACGGCAAGACCATTTCACGTTACGAACACCTGGAACGACAGTAGGCATTACGGAAGCTCTTCAGCGAAGGGCTTCGATAATGCTCCCCACATCGCTTAGAGGTAAGACATGGTCGAAATCACCGACGCCCAGCAGATTCGCCTGAACCTGCTATCCACCCTGAACTATGACACTGCCGCCGCAAAAGTCGCTGTAGAGTTTGTTCAGGATAGTCCGCTTAAGTACCAGTTATTCATCCAGCAATACAGCCGCGTCACGACAGAAACCGAAGTGGTAGCAAAGACGATGAAAGCAGTACAGGAAGCAACTGAAGCGCTGCCGCTCTTCGATACGAGCGCTGAGCAGTCCAGCTAGGCATTACAGCAGGCATTCACTGAGTGCCTGTGATAATGCTCTAGGAACGAAAACATGAATAAAGAACCGCGCATATATGGCAGCAAATGGGACCGTGAGCGTCTTCTATTCCTTCGTGCGCACCCCTTATGCGTCATGTGCCACGAGCAAGGCAGGGTGACAGCGGCCACGGTGGTTGACCACATCATCCCGCACAAACTGAAAGAGGCTCTGCGTTCTGGTGACAGCCAGGCAATAGCGAAAGCGCAAAAGCTTTTCTGGAGCCGGAAGAACTGGCAAGGGCTGTGTAAGCAGCACCATGACTCAACGAAGCAGCGAATGGAGAAGCGCGGCACCGTTATCGGCTGCGATGAAAACGGTATTCCGCTTGATCCAAATTCTCACTGGTTCAGATGACGTCAATTCCATAGGGGAGGGGCGGGTCAAAAGTTCAGAAGTCTGACCCGAAATGACCGCCGCCCATCCTTTTTGTGCACAACCGCGAAATGAAAAGTTTTTTTCCGGGAGGTTCCGATGGCAGGACGACGCCCGAAACCGACCCACCTCAAAGTGGTCTCAGGCAACCCGGGCAAACGTAAACTCAACGATAAAGAACCGACTCCGGCGCGAGAAATTCCAAGCCCGCCGGCGCACCTGACCGACTGGGGAAAGGTTGCCTGGGGAAGGTTGACTGTTCTCCTTGACGGGATGGGGGTTTTAACGGTTGCCGACACCTTAGCCCTTGAACGGCTATGCGATATTTACGCTGATATTCTTCAGTTGCGCGACACCATCGCAGTAGAGGGAAGAACCTATACCGTCCAGACCGAGGGTGGTTTTCTTATCAAAGCTAACCCGGCCGTTTCGATGTTGGCCGATGCCGACCGCCGTTTTAAAAGTTACCTGGTTGAATTCGGTCTGACGCCAGCGGCAAGGACGAAGGTGAAAGTGAATGGCGAAGACCCCGAAGAGGACACGCTCGACAAGTTCTTCGGTTGATCCTGCAACCCAATATGCGATGGATGTAACCTCGGGCAAAGAACTGGCTGGTCCTGACATACGTAACTCATGCCAGCGCCACCTTAACGATCTGCAGTCATGTCATGCCCGTGGTCTGCACTGGGATGTTGAGGCGGCGCAACGCTCGATTGACTATTTTGCGAAAGTTCTGAAGCTCAATGGTGGTGATTTCGAAGGCGAGCCTTTCGTGTTGCTGCCATGGCAGTGCTTCATCGTCGGTTCGATTTTTGGCTGGAAAAACGCCAGAGGTTTTCGCCGGTTCCGAATGGTCTATGTGGAGTCCGGGAAGGGATCCGGTAAATCCCCTCTGTCTGCGGGTATAGGGCTTTACTGTCTCACTGCGGATAAAGAAGCACGCGCTGAAGTTTATGCCGCTGCCACGAAGAAAGACCAGGCAATGGTCCTTTTCCGTGATGCGGTGGCGATGGTCGATCAGTCTCCAGCTCTTTCCGCACGTATTCAGAAATCAGGTGGTGCCGGGAAGGAATGGAACCTGGCTTTTCTTCAGTCTGGTTCCTTCTTTCGTCCAATCAGTTCAGATGACGGACAGTCCGGCCCGCGACCGCATTGTGCTCTTATTGATGAAGTTCACGAGCATAAAAGCAATCAGGTTGTTGAAATGATGCGTGCCGGTACCAAAGGTCGTCGGCAGGCGCTGATTTTCATGATCACCAACAGTGGGCACGATAAAACGAGCGTCTGCTATGACTATCACGAATACGGCCGAAAGGTTTCTGCCGGTTCGATAGAAGATGACAGCTTTTTTGCCTTCATTTGTTCTCTGGATGAAGGAGACGATCCTTTCAAGGATGAGTCCTGCTGGAAAAAAGCTAACCCTTCGCTGGGTCACACCTTTGAAGAAAGCTATCTTCGTGAGCAGGTGACTCAGGCCCGCGGGATGCCTTCGAAAGAGAGCATCGTCAGACGTCTTAACTTCTGTCAGTGGGTTGACGCGGCTAATCCGTGGATGAGCAGTGATGTCTGGATGGGTTGTGAGGAGAGCTTTGATCCAGATGAACTGGAAGGTGAGGAATGCTATGGCGGTTTAGACCTGTCCGGATCGCGTGATTTGACGGCACTGGCGTTGTTTTTTCCAAAACAACGTAAGTTGCTGGTGGAGTTCTGGACCCCGAAAGATACGTTACTGGAACGGGCCAAAACGGACCGGGTACCTTATGACGCCTGGGAGCGAGATGGTCACATCCACACCACACCTGGCAAAGCAGTGAAATACGGCTTTGTTGCCCAGCGCATTGCAGATCTGACTCAGAAGTTTGATATCAAGGCCATCGCCTTCGACCAGTATCGCATTAAATATCTTGAGCCGGAGCTTGAGGAAGCATCTGTTTCTGTTCCCTTAATCCCTCATGGGCAAGGGTATTACAAAGCGAAAGATTCCGGGCTGTGGATGCCTCACTCCATCGAATTGTTTGAAGAGTTGCTTGATGACAGCGTCATTATCATCAGGACGAACCCTTGTCTTCGCTGGAATGCGGCTTCAGCAGTGACGGAGGCTGATCAGAAAGAAAACCGAATTTTTGCCAAGAAAAAAAGTACCGGGCGTATCGACGGCATTGTAGCGGGCGCTATGGCAATCGGTGCCTCCGAAGGCTATGAGGATGATTCTGGCGATATCGACGACTTTTTCAGTAATCCCATCATTGTGTGAGTCACCATGAATAAAGATAAGAAGCCAGGCCGGATAAAAAGCGCCGTTCGCCGGTGGCTCGGCGTACCCATCTCACTTACAGACGGTGAATTCTGGGCTGCTTATGCTGGTGGGCAGTCCGCAGCAGGCAAATCCGTTACGGTTGATAAAGCCCTGCAGTTATCGGCAGTGTGGTCATGCGTAAGGCTGTTATCCGAAACCATCGCGACGTTGCCTGTTGGTTTTTACGAAAAAACAGCTGATGGTCGCCAGAGTGCAAATGATCACCCGCTTTATGAGCTCCTACATAATCAGCCGAATGCTGACATGACCGCTGTGGAGTTCTGGGAAATGATCATGGCCAGCCTTCTTTTATGGGGGAATGCTTACGCGGAAATCGACCGTACCGGGAAGCGTATTACCTCGCTTGTACCGCTCAGGCCAGAAAGGATGAAGGTTGATTTAAGCAAGAGCGGAGATCCAATTTATACCTACCGTGACTGGCCTTCAGGTACATCCCGAAACATTGATGAACGGGACATCATGCACATCCGTGCGTTCAGCACCAATGGTGTCATGGGCCTGTCACCTGTCAGTTATGCCCGACAGACACTTGGTCTGGCAATGGCAACAGATGAAGCCAGCGCCAAAGTTTTTAAAAACGGTATGCGGCCCAGCGGCGTTCTCTCAATGGATCAGATCCTGAAAAAAGAGCAGCGCAATGAAGTACGTGAAAGCATGGTCGAACAATTTTCTGGATCCATGAATACCGGGAAAATGATGGTTCTTGAGGCGGGAATGAAGTTTCATCCTGTTGACCTCAACCCGGAAGACGCCCAGATGCTGCAGTCCAGAGCATTCAATATCGAAGAGATTTGTCGGTGGTTCAGAGTATGGCCGGGATTGATTGGACACAGCGCCCAGGGGCAGACGATGTGGGGAAGTGGCGTCGAACAGATGCTGATTGGCTTTTTAACGTTTTCACTTCGTCCATGGCTGACCCGTATTGAGCAGGCGATTCGTAAAAGTCTCCTGGCTCCGGGAGAAAGAAATAAGTACTTCGCGGAGTTTTCCATCGAAGGTCTCTTACGTGCCGACAGCGCCGCCCGTGCCGCTTTTTACTCAACGATGACCCAGAACGGTCTGATGACCCGCAATGAAGCACGGCAAAAAGAAAACCTTCAGCCAAAACCTGGCGCTGACCAACTAACCGTTCAATCCAACCTGCTGCCGATAGATCAGCTTGGCAAGTCCGGCGACAGTGAATCGGCCAAAAACGCATTGCGGGAATGGCTTGGCATTAAATCAGAGGAGACGCCGGAATGTACCGGAAAAACGCAGCCATGAAAGTAAAGGCATTCGACTTCGACATTAAGGCCGTCAACGATGACGGCCTTTTTTCTGGGTACGGTTCTGTCTTCGATGTGGTGGATAGCTACAACGAAGTCGTGGCGCCGGGTGCGTTCCTCGAAAGCATCGAGGAAACACGGGCGAAGGGGAGAACGTTCCCGGTTCTCTGGCAGCATCGCACCGGCGAACCCATCGGGAACTGGGACATCTCGACCCTGAAAGAAGATAAACATGGGCTTTTTGGTGAAGGGGCCCTGTGGCTTGAAGACGCGGCCTACGCGAAAACCGCCTGGCGGGGCATGAAAACCCGTGCCATTACAGGCCTTTCCATTGGCTATTACGTCCGTGAGTCAAATTACGATGAGAAAACCCGGATCCGCACCTTAACGAAGCTCGACCTGGTTGAAATCTCCATTGTTACCGTGCCGGCCAATGATGATGCGCGTATTGACGTCATTAAGTCGAAGCTGTCACACGGTGATCTTCCTTCCTTACCTGAATTTGAGAAGTTCCTGCGAGAGGCAGGTTTCTCGAAAAGTCAGTCCGCCGCGGTCGCCTCCCGCGGACTGTCCTATCTGCTTGACCGGAGTGAGTCCGGGGGCGAAGACGGCGAAACCAAAGCGGCTATTGCGGCGATGCGCCAGCAACTGAGCCAGTTTTCTCTCCCAAAAATTCTCTAAGGGATTTATATGTACCAGAAAAAATCGGCTGACGATCAGCCACAAAGTATTGGCGAAATCTCCTCCCAGCTCACCATGGTGATTGATCAGGTCAAAAACTTCGGCGAAGACGTGAAGAGAAAAATGGAGGCAGGAGAAACCGTTTCGCTGGAACTGAAACAAAGAACGGACGAAAGCATTAATCAGATGAACGAGCTGAAAGAACGTCTCACTGAGCTGGAGCAAAAAGGTGCACGCCGCCCGAACGATGCACCTGCACAGCGAAAATCGCTCGGTGAGCTGGTGGTCGAAAGTGAAGAGTTCAAAGGCATGGACAGTTCGGCCCGTAAGAGCATCCGCGTCAAGCTGGAACAGAAAGATATTATGAACGTGCCGGCGACTACGGGCACTGGCGTGAGCACAACCAACAGTCTGGTGGTCTCCGATCGTGTTCAGGGCATTATCGCCCCGCCGGAACGCACTCTGACCATCCGTAATCTGCTTATCCCCGGTAATACCGCATCTAACGGTATTGAATTCGTTCAGGAAACGGGGTTTACCAATAATGCTGCAGCTGTGGCGGAAGGTGCTCTGAAGCCAAAATCAGACATTAAGTTTGAGTTGAAAAGTGCGCCGGTTCGTACCATTGCGCATTATTTTAAAGCGTCCCGTCAGATCCTGGACGATGCGCCCGGTCTGGCCAGTTATATCGATGGCCGTGCTCAGTATGGTCTTCGCTTTAAAGAGGAGCAGCAGTTGCTGAGCGGCGATGGCACCGGCGCGAATATCCTCGGTATTCTGCCGCAGGCAACAGAATTTGCTCCAGCGCTTACCCTGTCCAACGCCACGCCGATCGACCGTCTTCGCCTGGCTGTTCTGCAGGCCGTTCTTGCAGAATATCCGGCGTCTGGTTTTGTACTGAACCCTATTGACTGGGCAGGCATCGAGTTAACCAAAGATAACGAAGGCCGCTACATCATTGCGCAGCCGGTCAATGGTGGTGTTCCACGGATCTGGGGTCTTCCTGTTGTGGAAACTCAGGCTATGGCGCAGAACAACTTCCTGACTGGAGCCTTCAACATGGCTGCGCAAATCTTCGATCGCATGGATATCGAAGTGCTGCTCTCCACTGAGAACGAAGATGACTTTATTAAAAACATGGTCACCATTCGTGCGGAAGAGCGTCTGGCGTTAGCAGTTTATCGTCCGGAAGCATTTGTCACCGGTAATGTAACCGCTTCTGGCGGCTGACAATTCAGGGCCGCTTAGCGGCCCTCTCTTTCTGAGGAGATTGTGATGGCCAGAAAAAATGTGGATGAACCGTCTGTATCCGACGGTAAAAATGCGGCGCCAGAACCCACTGATGCCGGGACTATTCAGGTTCAGCCTGTCCGGCGTTTTATGGATGGCGATATTTTCAGGACGCCCGCCGATGATCCTTTTCATGTCTCTCGCTTACGTGCTGCCGAGCTCAAAGGTAACGGGCTGGTGACGATAGTTGGTGAAGTCCCTGATAACAAAATGAACCGCGCCCCCGAAACCAAAGGGTAATGGTTATGACGGTAATCAACACTGAAACAGCCATGGAACATCTCAGGCTGGATGATGAAATCGATAAAACGATGGTGGAGGGGTATCTTGCCGCTGCGGAGGATGCTGCTATGCAGTTTCTTAACCGTCGCTTTTTGCTGACCAGGCTGCTCTGGATAGTGCTGTTGAGAATGAAAGTGCCGGCGATCGTCCGCTTATCATCACGCCCTCCATTCAGAGCGCGGTTCTTCTTATAGTGGGCTGGTTGTATGAAAACCGCGGGGATGATCTGAGTCCTGATATCCCAGGACCCGCACGCTGGTTGCTGAATCCCTGGCGAATTCAAATGGGTGTTTAGCCGGAGGGGATGATGAAAATTGGACCAATGCGGCATCGGATCACCATCCGAAATTTTATTACTACGCGAACACCGAGTGGTCAGCCAACAGAAGAGTGGTCTGACGGCGCCACTATCTGGGCAGAGGTAAAGGGAATCAGTGGACGAGAGAACCTGACAGCAGGAGCAGAAAGGGCAGATGCTACAGTTCGTGTCTGGGTTCGATATCGCAAAGATATTTCGGCATCATCGCGGCTTCTTGTCCTGAACGGCCCCTACAAAGGAGTGACATTGAATGTCACCGGGCCTCCGGTGCCAGATAGCAAAGGTACCCGGCTGGAAATTCTCTGCAAACAGGGGACCGAAAAATGATTGATGTGAATCTGGATTTTTCCGGCTTAGAGGATATCGCCCGAGACCTGCAAATCCTCAGCAAAGCCGAAAACAACAAAGTCCTCCGGGACTCTACTCGGGCCGGGGCTGAAGTCCTCCGGCAGGAAGTGATTGATCGGGCTCCTGAGCAAAGTGGAAAACTGAAGAAAAACGTTGTTGTCGTCACCCAGAAAAGCCGTCGCCGTGGGGAAATCGCGTCGGGGGTGCATATTCGTGGCGTTAATCCGCGAACGGGGAACAGCGACAACACCATGAAGGCCAGCAACAAGCGGAATGCGTTTTACTGGCGCTTTGTGGAGCTGGGAACATCTACGGCTCCAGCACATCCGTTTGTTCGCCCTGCTTTTGATACCCGCATGGAAGAGGCTGCGCAGGTGGCGATGCAGCGTATGAATCAGGCTATTGATGAGGTGCTGGCTAAATGACAGAAGATGATCTCTATGACCTGCTGTCGCCGCTGGCAGACGGGCGGGTTTATCCGTATGTAGTATCGCTGGGCAGCGACGGCCTTCCCGATGTTCCCGCGCCTTACATCATTTTCTCGATACCGACTGATGTTGCCGGGGATGTTTTCTGCGGCCAGGCAGAGTCGACACTGCGCATTCAGGTTGATGTATGGGCTGAAACGAATGACGAAGCCCGGGCGTTACGCCTGGATGCCCTGGCACGCCTGCAGGTGCTTTCACCTGTCGAGGTGACAAAAATTCCTGGCTACGACACGACAACCCATCTTCATCGGGCAACCCTCGAAATAACGGTTATTGCCTGACAAAAACCAATCCAATCCGACCGCCGCTGGCGGTTTTTTCATTTATGGAGGCTGCAATGTCAGCACTATTTGAACGTGCCCAGAAAACGAAAATTATGATTACGTCAGTGCCGGTCACTGCTGATGAAATGGCGTCGGCAACCTGGCTTGAGTTGAGTTGTACTATCAAACAGGCCAGCTTTACCGCCGGTCAGAAAAACGATATTGACGTGACGACGCTATGCTCTGATGAAACAGAAAATATCAACGGGCTTCCGGCACCGTCTGAAATGTCACTTTCCGGTAACTTCTACCGCAACACGGCACAGGATGCCCTGCGCGCGGCTTACGATAACGACGGAATCCATGGGTTTAAGGTTATTTTCCCTTCAGGAAACGGGTCCCAGTTTCGCGCGGAAGTTCGTCAGCATACCTGGGATTCTCAGACCAACGGTGTGGTAGCCGCAACGTTCTCCCTGCGCCTGAAAGGTAAGGCAACCAATATCGACGCTCCGGGCATTCTGTCTTTCGCGACAGACCTTCCTGCATCCCAAACGGTCGCGGCAGGAAGCGCCCTGACAATGGGTGTAGTCGTCCAGGGCGGCACGGCGCCTTATACCTACGTCTGGAAAAAAGGCTCTTCTACAGTCAGCGGGCAGACCAGCGCAACGTTTAATAAGTCCAGCGCAGTATCAGGTGACGCCGGGGTTTATTCCTGCGTGGTTACAGATGCCAATGGCACCGTTATCACCTCTGCTGACTGCACCGTCACCATCAGTTAATGGAGCGCCGGGAAACCGGCGATAAACTTAATGTCAAAACAGAATCTTAAAGCGCTGGCGCTGGCCCCAATGGCGGGTTTTCGTAAAAAAGAAGTCATCGTTCCGGAGTGGGAAAACGCCAAAGTTATCATTCGTGAACCATCGGCTGAAGCCTGGATTCGCTGGCAGGGTATTGCCAGCCCGGAACAACCAAAACTACCGGAAGGGCAGGAAGCGCCAGAAGTGCCAGAACTGACTCCTTCAGAACGCGCGTTCCGCACGATGCGGGCAGATGTCACACTCTTCATTGATATTCTGCTGGATACCGACCTGCAGTACGTTTTCACCGTCGATGATACCGAACAGGTTGAAGCAATTTATGGCCCTGTCCATTCCCGGTTGCTGAAACAGGCGCTTGATCTCATTCGTGATGTGGATGATGCCAAAGCAAAGTAAAAATGCCTGGCATGCAGTTCCTGATGGCGCTGGCGCTCCGGATGGGCCGCACGCTGGGCGAACTGCGACAAACCATGACGGTTGGTGAATTCAGAATGTGGGCTGAATTCGACCGTATCAGCCCGATCGGTGATATCCGTGGCGATATTCTCAATGCTCAGCTGGTTTCAGCGATGTACGGGGCGCAGGGCGGTAAAGTCACCATCGAAGATGCTCAACTCAAGTGGAGCACAGAAGAGGATGAGGTAATCGACAGTGGCGATCCATTTGCCGGATTAGAGGCCGCTTTGCTCGCAGCATCGGAATAAAATTGAATCGTCTCCAGCCTCGCTTCAACGCGGGGCTTTTTTATACCCAAATTTCACCGCGCATCTCACGCGCACGTCACACAGAACCTTTCAGGATGAGCCTTGAGGATACCGGCTGGCTGTCGGTGCCTTTCTGTGGGCCGGATTCCTGTGAGACAAGGTTCATCACTAAAAGGTAATACCGATATGTCTAACATTGTCCCCATGAATTATGATGACCATTCATTCCCTTTTGCTTCTGATTGCTGGTTTAATGCCACAGTTGCTGCAAAGCATCACGGGAAGAGAGTGAAGAACTGGACAATTCTGGAGTCAACAAGGGATTACGTTGTCGAGTTGGCGCAAGAGCTTGATATTGAACCATTCAATTCTAAAGGGCAGATTTCTACCCTTTTAATTAGGATTGAGAAAGGCCGTTATGGCGGCACATGGATGCATCCAGAGTTGGCGGTTGAGTTCGCCCGTTGGTTGTCAGTCAAATTCGCCCGCGCCTGCGACCGCCACATTAAAAATTTGCTGCTGAGTAAAAATTTTCAGCTCACTGAAGATCAGATTGTCGGCCTCATGGTCTGCCAGCAACCCAGTTCCTGGGAAAAAAGGTTTAAAGACCCGTTCTACCAGGCACTGTCGAAAATGTCCTGCATTCCTTATTTTGGTCATGTCGGCGGATGTCCGGCGTTGTTCGGTCAGATCACCGCTCGCTGGGTCTACGGTGTAGCACTTCCTGATTATGTCTATCAGGCAGCTAAACAGGCAGCCGGCAACAGCAAGGAGAAGATTCATCAGCATCTTAAGCCGGATGCGCTGGAGAAGGTCGAGCAGCAACTGATCGCCGTCACAAACATTGCCAGTTGCAGCATTGACCAGAAGGACTTTGAGGCCCGTTGCATGGCTGCCTTTCCTGTCAAAGGGCAGATGAAGCTGCTGTATGCGGCGGCATAACCATGAATAACCGAATCGTTGAGTGCGCCTCCAGAGCGGGGCGCGACTTCTCGGAGTTCATGAAAGGCGAGAAGAATATGATGGAGGCGCTGCGGTCTGCGGAGGAATTCACCGAGCAGTTACGCATTCACGGCTGCGTTAATCACCACTTCGTTAATTTCATGATGATGAATGCGATAATGAAGGTGTTCGACGATATGCAACGCGAGGAGCAGCGTGAAGAGCGCCGAAGAATACGAGCAGAAAGGAAAGGCAAATAGCCCACCCGTGTGGGCTTTCATCTGGAGATGACAATGCTCTTACATATCACCCTGAACTCAGGCAGAACAATGCGCGGTGGTCTTACGCAGTCCATTATTGAAATTTGCTCTGTTTCATTTGGAGCTAAAACGCTATATCAAGAGGGGGAGATCAAAAGCCACCGCGTGGTTTCATGGCGTCCGGTTCATAACAAAGGCACCGAAGGGATCATTTTTCTTCATGAAACAGATATTGCCGTTGTTAAACCTAATGATGGAACGGTGCTTCATGAATGGTGTGGTGCGGAAGGTCAGAAGCAAGAACACAAGGCGGTCAAGAGCGGCGATCCCTTTGCAGGCTTAGAAGCCGCTTTGCTCGCGGCTTCTCAGTGACAATACATACGCGACGGTTTAGGATCCCCTACTGTGAACCACAAAGGGGGGATTATGAAGAAAATACTAATTATGATTGTTTGCATTCCTTTAATTAATGCATGCAAGCCATCTGAAAAAGATTTTATTTCTATTGGGGAAGCCGTTGTTAGAGAATCACTGAAAGATCCTGATAGCGCTAAGTTTGAATCTTTTTATCACAAGGTTGGCGACAATGATGGATACGTATGTGGGAATGTTAATGCAAGAAATTCTTATGGTGGATATACAGGAAGAAAAGAATACTTTGTATTTATAGAAACGGAAAGCGGTAAGCTTAAAAATAACGGGCCAGTAACCATCGTAAGTGATAGCGATAGTAACGCATTAGAAAAATATAAACTTTTCTGTCAATAAGTTAAATCCTCAAAAAGACCTCGCCTTAGCGAGGTCTTTTTATTTCAGGAGAAAAATAAATGGCAACCCTGCGTGAACTTATTATTAAGGTCTCAGCAAACTCTCAGTCATTTCAGACAGAGATCGCCCGCGCTTCACGCATGGGGCAGGATTATTATAAAACCATGCAGAATGGTGGTCGTCAGGCCGCAGTCGCAGCAAAGGAAAGCCAAAAGGCTCTTTCCGAATTAACGGATGGATTTGCTTCTGCTGGTCGGGCCGCCACGGCAGCAGCAGCTGCATTTGCTACTGGTAAATTAGTTCAAATTGCTGACCAGTGGAACTCCGTGAACGCAAGGCTTAAACAGGCCTCAGTTTCCTCAAACGATTTCACTCTATCTCAGACTCGTTTAATGGCGATCAGTCAAAGTACTGGTACGGCTTTTACCGATAACGCCAATCTATTTTCGCGTGCAGCTGCATCCATGCGTGAATTTGGCTACAGCTCAGATGAAGTAATCAAAATCACCGAAGCGGTATCAACAGGACTTAAACTATCCGGTGCTAGTTCTGAAGAGGCCGGCTCTGTTATTACCCAGTTTAGCCAGGCTCTTGCTCAAGGTGTTTTGCGTGGCGAGGAGTTTAATGCAGTTAACGAATCTGGGGATCGTGTTATCCGTGCCTTGGCTGCTGGTATGGGGGTTGCCCGAAAAGACCTTAAAGCAATGGCGGATCAGGGGCAACTCACGATAGATAAAGTCGTACCAGCTTTAATCAGTCAGTTAGGTGTGTTACAGGGGGAGTTTTCCTCGCTACCGCCGACAGTTTCCGGTTCAATGCAAAAAGTCACTAACTCCTTTATGGCATGGGTTGGTGGGGTGAACCAGGCGACTGGCGCGACAGATGCACTTTCTGGTGGCCTTGATGGGTTGGCAAAGACCCTGGATTCTCTTACATCATCCGCTGTCAGCGGGGCCCTCAGTGACGTAGCAGATAATATGTCACTGGTTACCACCGCAGCAGGTGGTCTGGTTGGGATTGGATTAGCACGGTATCTTGGCGGGATTATTACCAGCGCAAGCAGTGCTACTGGCGCACTTATTTCAGCCGCAAAATCTGAGGTAGCTCTTGCAGTAGCCCAGGAAAAAGCCGCGCAATCTTCTGTTGCCGCCTCCCGCGCCGCAGTTTACCGGGCCCAGCAGGCCCTTCAAAGTGCGAAAAGTGCAGATATTCAGGTGGCTCAACAGGAGAGGGTTGCGGCCGCAGAATCAAGGGTTACCGCGGCACATGGGCGATTGACTACAGCACTTGCCACCGGGACAGCTACAGAAAAAGTACGAGCACGAACCGCTCTGGAGCGAGCTCAGGCCGGGCTTGTGGCTGCGAAAAATGCCGATGCACAGGCTGTTGCAGAAAGAAAATTGGCTGCAGCTCAGTCCGCTCTTAGTCGTAATATTGCTGGCCGGGTTTCTGCTCAAAATAACCTTAACAGCGTTACCTCTGTCGGTACCCGCTTAATGAGCGGCGCCCTTGGCCTGATCGGTGGTGTACCTGGGTTAGTTATGCTGGGTGCTGGAGCATGGTATGCAGTTTACCAAAGCCAGGAACAAGCAAGAAGATCAGCGCAGGAATACGCCAAAAACATTCAAGAGGTAAAAAATAATATCACATCAATGAGCTTGCCAGAATCATCTGATAATTTAGATAAAACACGCAAGTCACTTAATGAGCAAAATCGATTAGTATCAGAACAAATTAGTAAAATTAAATCATTAAAAGAAGAAATTTCCGGGTATCAGTATATTCTAGCAAATCCCGGCCCAACAACTAGCGGTGGTTTTATGATAAACCACTTAACTAGTATTGATGATGTAACAAAAGAATTATCTGCTTCAACTACTCAACTTTCTGTAGAGCAAGAAAGATTGAACGAGATGCAAAATCAGTCTAATTCCATACAGGATGTATTGGTTAGCCTAGAAAGGCGGCGAGCAGACCAACTTACAAGAATTTCTACTGCACAAAATCAAACCTATCAATCTCTTTTAATGATGAACGGTGAGCATAGTAGATTTAACCAATTGCTTGGATTAGGAAACCAGCTTTTAATGGAACGGCAGGGCTTAGTTAACGTTCCAATGCGGATGCCTCAGGCTGACTTAACATCACAACAAACGAATGCTCTTGAGAAAAGTCGCCGAGATTTAGCATTATCGAAACTTAAGGGCGAGGCAAAAGAGTTAGCCAGACTTGGTTTTGCCGCCGACGATTTGGGATTGACTAGTGATCCTCAACACCAGACAGGAAGGCAGGAATTAATTAATAATGGAATTGCTGAGTGGAGAAATAATGAATCCAATAAACCCGCCCGGAAAGCGCCTAAAAGCGAAGAATTAAAAGCCGCTGAGAAGACAGAAGATGTTTACAAGCGTCTTATTAAACAGCAGGAAGAACAAATTGCTTTGGGAAGCCAGAATACCGAACTGGCTAAAGTAAAATACCAGGTCACGCAGGGTGAGTTAGCCTCTCTTGAGCAAGCTAAAAAAGAAACCCTTCTGCACAATGCTGCGCTTATCGATCAGAAAAACATTGCTGAACAGCTAAAAACGTTCCGTGAGGGGCTCGCTGACAGCAACGCTGCTGCGCGTGATCGGGGGGATATTGATTTTCTTGGTGCCGGGATGGGGGATAAGGCCCGCAACCGCATGAAGGAAATGGCGGATATTCGTACTGATTTTCTCAAGCAGCAGCGGGACCTGCAGCGGGATTTCAGCAAAGGTCAGATTTCAGAAGACCTGTACAAACAGCAAACGGAAGCGCTACAGGCGGCGCTTACTGAACGGCTCCAGATTCAGGAGGACTACTACAAGAAAACCGATGAACAGCAGTCAGACTGGCGGGCTGGGATCAGCGATTCACTGATGAACTACGCCGATCAGGCTGCTGACCTTAGTTCAATGGCAGCATCAGCGACCAGCGAGATTCTCAATAACACCACGAACTCCATTTCCAACAACCTGACCAGTGTCCTGACTGGTGCGACTTCGTTCAAAGATGGGATGTCGAATATCTTCAGCTCTCTGGGTGAAACGGTGATTAAGACGCTGATCCAGATGGCAACACAGGCGTTAATTACCAAAGCGATTATGGCGTCGTTCGGCGGTGGTGCTGGTGGGATGTTCGGTAGTCTTTTTGGTGGGGAAAGTGGAGCTGCAAGTAGTGGAACTGCATTGCAAAGCTTCGGATCGTCTTTTGCCTTTAATGCCCTCGGTGGTGTCTACGATTCGCCTTCACTTTCCGCATACAGCGGCGGTGTATACAGCACGCCGCAGTATTTTGCCTTTGCGAAAGGTGCGGGCGTGTTTGGTGAAGCTGGTCCGGAAGCAATTATGCCGCTGACCCGTGGCGCTGATGGTTCGCTGGGGGTTAAAGCTGTAGGGCGGGAATCGCCGGCGGTACAGAACGCTGCGAGGCAGCAGCAGGAAAGACAACTTCTTTCAACTGGTGACATCAACGTCAATTACCACCTCACTGGTAAACCGGATGATGTAATGATGCAGACATTGGATGTCCACGGCCGCCGCCTGGCTAAACAGATAAAATCTGAACTGACGAGCGACGTAAACAATCCTCAAAATGCCTTCGGTAGAGCACTTTACTCCAACCTTCAGCCCAAAAAACCACGATAACCTGCCCGGAGGGAATATTCATGGCAGATATTTTCTACCCGGATGAATACCTGCCCATGCCGCTTATGGACGGGTACGGGTTTAAGCCCATATCACCTTTACTGCGAACGGAGATGACGTCCGGTCGCGCTCAACAACGAAGGCGATATACCTCAACACCCACCCAGGCATCGGTTAAATGGATTTTTAAAACTGATGCTCTGGCGCAGGTGTTTGAGGCGTTTTTCAGGGATGCGCTTAAAGATGGCCAGTCCTGGTTCTATCTGAAACTCCAGACTCCAATCGGGGTAAAGCCCTATAAAGCCAGGTTCGTGGATATTTACGAAGGGCCGACGCTGGTCGCGCCAAAATACTGGCAGTACAGCGCAACGCTGGAATTATGGGAGCGCCCGTTACCGCCTTCAGGCTGGGGAAATTACCCGGAATGGCTGGCGGGCCAGTCGTTACTGGATATTGCGCTAAACAGAGAGTGGCCGAAGCATGACAATTCTTGAGCGACTATATGCCAGCAGCGGATCGGAGGTTATTCACGATACGTTGCAGATATCAGCAGGCGATGATAACTACTGGCTAACCAGTGGCTGGGATGACGTCTCAGTGACGCTGGAAAATGGTCAGCCGGCGACGTTTGAAGCCAGCGCGATAGATATCGCATTACCAGCAAGGAACGCCGACGGGACACAGGATTTAAAGTTTGCTATCAGCAATATTGACGGAAGGGTTTCTGAGGCGATCGATAAAATCCTGGATGAAATGAAATCAGCCACGCTGACATTCCGGCGGTACATTTCATCCGATCTGTCTGCTCCGGCATCATCACCGTATACGCTCGATATAAAATCCGGCTCCTGGACCCCGACAGCAGTACAGGTCACGGCAGGCTATATGAATATCCTCAAAACAGCATGGCCCCGTAAACGTTACAACCTCGCCGAGCATCCGGGCTTACGCTACTAACCTGAGGCAAATATGTTTAACCCTGATAAATACCGTTCTGTTAAATGGCAGAAGGGCGGTAGAGCCTACCCGCTACTTGACTGCTTCGGCATTGTGAATGAGATACGTCGAGACCTGGGGCTACCTGATTGGCCCGATTTTGCAGGTGTGACCAAAGACGGCGGGGGCCTCGACCGGGAAGCGAGAAAACTGATGCTTTCGCTGAAGCGTTGTGACCCCTGTGAAGGTGCCGGAGTGGCTTGCTATTCGGGCTCAACAGTTTCCCATGTCGGGATCATTGTGATGCTCGATAACCAGCTGCAGGTCGCGGAATGTAATCCAGGCTCGGGGGTTACGTTTCTGCCACTGGCGCGATTCATACGAAGGTTTAACCGCGTGGAGTTCTGGCAATGACGATAAAGTTTTTTCCGTCCCGGTTGCCGGGTGAACCCCTGGAGACGCACGAACATGGCGCGATGACCCTGCATGAGTGGATGGCCAGGAATGTCCCGAGCTACTCGCAGGACAGAAAGCATCCTGTTGCGGTCGAACTGGACGGCCGGGCTGTTCCACCTGCGGAATGGCCACTATGTTTGCTGCGGCCAGACAGCGATGTGCGGATTTACCCGATCCCGTATGGAACCGGCCTGGAAATCGCCGTGTGGGTATCGGTTGCCGTATCTATTGCCTCTACGGCCTATGCGCTGTTTTTCGCCCCGAAACCAGAGCTGGGCGGGTTTTCGTCAGGCAATTCAGCATCACTGGACCTGAACCCGGCAAAAGCGAATACAGCTAAGCTTGGCGATCCTGTTCGTGAGGTATTCGGAAGAAACAGAATTTATCCGGATTACCTGGTGCAGCCGGTCACTCGCTTTGACCCCAATGATCCCACCCGGATGACGGTCGAAATGTTTGTGTGCCTCGGTTATGGACGTTTCTCTTATACCGGCGGTGATTTTCGGGTGGGTGAAACTCCTGCTCTGCCGTTAGGCGATGGCTTTTCTTATACCAGCTATGGTCCGGGCGATAACGTGGCGGGGGACCGTCGCAGCGAGGTCTGGTTCAACAGTACAGAAGTTGGCGGGACATCAAGCGGGTCAGGTCTGGATATGGCTCAGACTGCCCCTGAAGCCAGTGATATCGTTGCTGATGCCATGACCGTCAGCGGCGCCTCAGTCTCGTTTTCAGGTCTCGATGTCGACGATGACAACGATGATGATGAAGATGAGAACAAGCTGCCTCCTGGCTGGATTGAGGGTGCAATTGTCACTCTGAAAGCGCCGTTGAATTATCAGGTATCGATTGAGGGTGGTTTTAACGTTCTGACAGGTGACGCCGTGGCAGAAGTGGCGCCATATATTGGTATGCCTGTAACGCTGACATTTAGCGGTACCGATTATGATCTCCAGATTGCCACATATACCCCTCACCAGGACGCCGTTCCGGGAACGGGTGGATCGACTGCAACATTGCGCGCCAGTGCATCGCCAGCCACGTATGATTTTACGACAACCAGCCAGACGTTTGCTCTGACCTGGCAGGGTGTCACCTATACCCTGTCCCTGGTTGCTGACTACGGCACAATGTCCGGTTTGCTGGCGGCGATTAACAGCGGGCTGACCGGATCGGGGTTGATTGCTCAGGATGACGGCGGCGTGATTCGTATCGTGGAAATCTCCAGCCCGTGGCGTGGCGGTTCCATTACGTCATCATTCCTGCCCGCGTCAGTTTTTGGCGACAGCCCTGTGTTTACCGCCGGTACAGCATCCAGTGGCGGAAGCCCGGCGGTCACAGCGAGTGTCAGGCTGGCATATGATTCCGGTACCGCATTTTCTGGCCTGCCGGACGGCACGCAGCGGATTTCCCTGGCTCATCGTGGCAACGAATACCAGATAGCATCGACTGACGGAGCGTCTGCGACCGTACAGAGAGTGGTTAACGGTACCGTTGACAACACCTGGTCAGGTTTTCTGACCCGTACCGTCGTGGATTTTGCCGCGTCTGGTATTAACGATAATGAAACCTGGCTCGGCCCCTTTCTGGCCTCCCCGCAAAATGAAGTTGTGGACGCCTTCGAGGTCAACTTTGCTTTCCCAAACGGAATTTGCGGATTCCAGAACAACGGGAATAAGCGGGTTCGCCATGTTGAGTATGAAATTCAGTACCGCGTATATGGTTCCGGATCGGGGTGGACGAGCAAGCAGGGGGTGTACGCGCTTAAAAACGTTAATGGCCTCGGTTTTACAGAGCGTTTTGATCTGTCTTCTCCCGGTCTGGTGGAGGTTAGATGCCGCCGCCGCAACGAGCAGGGGAGCAACAACGCGAGAGACAGCATGTTCTGGCAGGCGCTCAGAGGTCGTTTGCTTTCCCGTCCGACCTCCTACGCAGGGATATCAACAATAGGGATCACGGTTGAAACCGGCGGCCAACTGGCGGCGCAGTCAGACAAGCGTGTGAGTGTTGTCGCCACGCGAAACTATGATGGCGGTGGTGACAGGACAATCAGTGGGGCATTCCTGCATCTGGCCCGCAGTCTGGGTTATCGCGACGACCAGATCGACATTTCCACAATTAACATGCTTGAGGCTAACTACTGGACGCCACGAGGCGAGTATTTTGACCATCAGGCAAGTAGTGATAGCACGTCCGCAAAAGATATTTTCGACAAGATTGCTGAAGCAGGCATGGGGTATTTTCTGCTGTCTGACGGCTTACTTTCCGTCGGGCGTGAAGGGGTTAAAAGCTGGACCGGAATCATCACCCCCCAGGATACTGTCGAGGAAATGCAGACATCATTCAGGGTGCCTTCGGAGGACGATTTTGATGGCGTGGATGTGAAATACATCAATCCCGTTACCTGGGCGGAGGAGACCGTACAGTGCCGGACGCCTGAAAATCCGTTCCCCCGGAAAACGGAGGCTTACACCATCGATGTCGTCATGACAGCGGATCGTGCCTGGCGTATCGGGATGCGCCGGTTAATGAAATATCTTCATCAACGCCGGACGTATACGGCTACAACTGCAATGTTGGGATGGTGCCATGATTTTGGTGACCACATCATTTTGTCAGATGATATTCGAACCGGGAAAACCCAAAGTTGCCTGATTGACGCAATGACATACGACTTTCAGGAAATAACGTTACATGTCACCGAGCCTCTGGACTGGAGCTATACAAATCCCCGGTGCTGGATACAGTTTCAGAACAGTCGTCCATCGTCACGGATGCTGACGCCGCAGCGGATAGATGATTTCACTCTTACCATACCTTACAACGACGATCTGCACCCGGAAGACTGGATTATGGACGACCCTGATATTGATCTACCGCGTTTGCTGTTCTGCGACAGTGAAAAAGGTGCCCGGCATGGGATAGTCCAGGAGGTCGCCCCCTCCGGTGACAGCAACTGTCAGATTACCGCGCCGGAATATAAAGAAATTTTCTACGCCTACGACGACGCTATCTACCCCGGCGACGTTGCGTAATACCCCATAAAAACCCCTTATTAACTCTTTTCGCTCAAACCCTCGTTTGCGCGAACGCCTTTTTGGAGCAAAAACATGGCCTTTAATCCTCCTCTGGGGAGTGCTTCTCCGGCAGTTCTGCTCGATAACGCTGAGCGCCTGGATAACCTAGTGAATTCGGACGCTTTCACCGTGCCTGATCGCGCGGGTGTTGATCTGGATACCTGGCGCGGATTCATGGCGAAAAATGACGAGATTCGTCAGAACCTTGTGCCATTGAGTAAGCAGTACATGACGATTGAAGCGGCTCAGGCTGATATTGCAAACATCCCGGATGGCTCAACAACCTATGTACGCAGCCCTGATGGCGGCACACTGGCGGATGAGTACATTAATAACGGTGGCACACTGGCAGCTACCGGCAGAGCTATGCCGTCGATGAGCGCTCTGAAAACGGGCTACATAACAGGGGATGCTAAAAGCGATGCGGAAATTGTTGCCGGACTGGTGATATATGCTGATGGCTCTACTGCATCGAGTCCTACATGGAATGCCTGGTATCTGAAAGTCAGGGCGGGCGAGAGCGTCACCTATAGCGGAACAGTGGGCTCTAACATTGCCGGCGAACAGATGGCGTATCTTATCCTGCTGGACGCCAACAAAGCATTCGTGGCATCTCTGGCTGAGTGGACATCAACCGGGAACGTAACGGATAAAGCCACGCTGTCAGCAGTTGCGACTCAGGACGGGTATATTTACGTCCGGGTGAGGGATACAGCAGAATTCACTCTGACGCAGCGCAAAAAAACGGTTCTGGTTGAATCCGATATTGACGTCAGTGGTGGTGTGGCGAGCTATGCCAGTTATCAGAACGTGCTGGCGAATAAACCGCTTGTCGATATTACTTCATCTCAAAGTACTGCATGGGTGATCGGGCGGGTGATTTATGCCGATGGTACCCGCACAGATTCCGCCGGGGAGTCATGGCGTGCTGCTTACGTTCCCGTAAAAAAGGGGGATGCTCTCGAATATCACGGTGAGATTGGTAGCGCTATTCCCGGCGAGCTGATGGCGTACATAATTCAGCTCGACGCCAGCCTTAATGTGGTGGGGAATCTGGCGACTTATTCGTCGGAAGGAGTCCAAAAGACAGGTGTTTTATCGGGCGTGGCAACCCAGGACGGTTTCGCTTACTTCCGTGTGCGGGTGACCACGCCGGAAGCGGCGATTTATCAGAGCAGAGAGCGGTTCACACCCGGCGCAGATGTATTCGGCGTCAAAACTGTAACGTCTGTGAATGCGGCCAACCGCGTGACTACGGATGTCACGAATGCTTCAACCACCACATATATTATCGGGCGTGTCATGTCAGCGGATGGCTCAGTCGTGGATAATGCAGGCACATCATGGAAAGCGGCTTATCTTCCTGTGAAGTCCGGAGAGGTTATTCAGTATCACGGCCAAATCGGCTCCGGCACTTCGGGTCAGGTACTGGCATACATCATCCAGCTCGACAGTGAGATGAAATTTGTGGCGCCACTTGCCACCTATACTTCGCCCGGCTTGTCCAGCACCGGCGTCATGACAGGTGTTGCTACACAGGACGGCTTTGTTTACGTTCGGATGCGTGTTACCACTCCGGCAGCAACCATCTCAAAAACCACGCAACTGTTTTCCCTGTCCGGCAACGTGCACGCTTTAAGGGCGCAGACCGATATTGCCGCGGCTAACAGAACGACTCTGGATGTGACCAGTGCACCGGATACATACACTATCACGGGGCGGGTTATATACTCCGGCGGACTGATTTCTGACACCGCAGGTGAGAACTGGAAAGCAGCGTATGTTCCTGTTCGCACGGGGGATATCGTGCGCTACTTCGGGCAAATCGGCTCCGGCACGGCAGGCGAAGTTATTGCTTATATCATTCAGTTGGATGCGGCAATGGCAGTGGTGGCAAATCTTGCGACCTATACGTCACCGGGTGTCACCAGCAATGGCGTAATGGCCGGCGTGGCAACCCAGGATGGTTTCGTTTACGTGCGCGTACGCGTCACCACACCCGCGGCAACCATAACACGGACGTCTCAGGATAAAGCCCTTGCATCAGACCTCAGAGGGCCGTTAAAAACTGTCGACTATACCAGCGTGGCATCAGTCATTGCTGATAACTCAGTTATGTACAGCGGTGGTAATATCGTCTCCGGCTCTGCTTACAGTGCCTGGCGGATGTATTACATCCCGGTGCGAAAAGGCGACTCTGTCGAGATGTACGGGCAGTACGGCTCCGCCACCGTCGGGGAACTTATCGCCTATATCATGCAATGTGACGCGGATAAGGGGTGGCTATCGGACCTCTTCACCTTCAAATCGGGCGGCGGATATGTGACGGCAACGTATCGCGGAGTGGCCACACAGGACGGTTACGTTGCCGTGCGCGTCAGAAAAACAACCGATCCCGTATACGCCGTCAGGAAGATTTATCCCAATCAGGTCGCCAGAGTCAATGACGTATCCGCCATGATTGAGCAGTCCACACGGAGCAGCCAGGCAAAAGCAAAAGTTTTTAACGCGCATTTCCATGTCGATTTATCCGGGCTGCCTGAAAAGACGCCTGACTTCGACAGTTTCAGCAACCCTCTGGAATACACTTTCACTAAGCAGTGGGCGCGTCGCGACTTTTACAATGCCGCAGACTCGTTCATGCTCTCTTTCATGGACCTGGAAAACAATCCCTGGAATCTGCAGAGCAATATTTACGATATCACCGCCGGGAATGTGTTTGCTTATTCCTGGTCAGCAGGAAAGGTCTCTTTCCGGAACCCGACAGCAAATGGCCGGGTGGTGATGTTCGCGGATCGCTATATGCCCTTTGCAACCAGTGAGATTGCGATCGACAGGCTGGCAGGGAATGCCACGATGGGGATTATGTTTGCGGATGTTGACCAGCAGAACAGTGTTTCGGTCCGCGTCTCGAACAGCCAGGTTATCTGTGAAATCTATGCCGCAGGGAGTCTGCTTGATACCACCACGTTCACCGGTTCGGATATGACCGGCGCAGTGCTTCAGGTGCAAAATACCGGGGTGTCACTGCTGCTGAAAAAAGTGAACGCTGACGGGACGTGGAAATGGATTGGCCGCTATGAGCACTATGCCATCTTTGATGCCCGCAGGCTGGAATACCTGGACACGTGGAAGACTTACGTGTTCGCACAAACGGATGCATTTTCAGCCAGTGATGTTGCTGTCTTTAGCGGTTTTTCAAACCGAATTGCCAGCGGGGCGAATTCCGTCTCCATTCGCTTTCTGACCTATGAAGACGGAACGTTTATTCAGCGCGGTAACTGGCTTTATTTTCTCGTTGAGGGAACAGGGACCACTATCTCCGACCTGTACACCCAGATAGTCCGTATCAACTTCAACAGCGGTGAAGTCCAGATGATTGGCGCGATTTTCCAGGTGCGGACTGACGGAACCGATGAGGATGTCGTGCTGGGTGATGACAGTATCAAGGCGGTGTATGACCGGAACAGTCAGAGCTGGAAGGGCATCTCGTGCGGTATGGACTATCAGGGGAAAGGGCTGGCCGATAACAACCGGCCAAAACTCTATTTTGAGACGAAACAGGACCTGCTGCAGGGCGGCGTGATCATCGTCAGAAACTCCGTGCAACTGAAGAACGCCAACGGCAGTTTTTTCGGGATCGGGGCAAGCTACGTAGAGGATATTGATTTCTACTATGAAGCTTCGAGCAGCCAGTGGGTGATGACGGGAAACACCATCTCCAGTGGATGCAAAACCTTCCGGAGCCCGACGCTGTACGACGGTATTGTGCAGGAATATACGACAGCTGAAGTCCCTGCTGGCGTGCGCGATACAGGAAACCAATTCGTGCATTTCGGGAGCACAACGTATCTGACTAGCGGGGGAACGGCCAACCGGATGCATCTGCGCAAGTATGAGGCAGGTCTGACGTTCCTGGGTGAGTTTGTGCAGGATGTGTATCTGGCTCCGAACACAACCGGGCCATGGTGCACGCTGGTCCCGTTTACTAATGGAGATGAAACGGAGCTTTTCATGCTTTCCTTTGACCGTTCCGATTTGTATGAAGGTCTGGGTAACGGCGCATCGACATACGATCACGGCGGTCTGTACTGCTGGAAAGCGAGTCTTTAATCACTTTGCTGCTGGCATAAATTGTATTAGCTCAGACCTGATCTGACAGTTACCGGTTATTTATACAGGTATCTGTCAGGTTACATCTGGCTTAAATTTTTCTCAGCCCAGAACACGAAGCGGCCGGGTTTAAAGAGGGCGTTAAAACGCCTCAAAAAAGGGGATACGCTGGTGGTCTGGAAACTCGACAGACTTGGCCGTCGAATGTGGGACCTGATTAAGCTGGTGGGGGAACTGCAGGAGAAGGGAATTTACTTTCGTAGTCTCACAGACAGTTTTGATACCGGAACGCCAGCTGGCCGGTTTGTCTTCCATGTTATGGGTGCATTAGCTGAAATGGAGAGAGAGCTAAACATCGAACGTACTCGCGCAGGTCTGGCCGCAGCTCGCGAACGTGGCAGGATCGGCGGTCGTCGTAAAATCATGACCCGCGCTATCGTCAACCGGGCGGAAGAATTGTTAATCGCTGGCGCGACCCGGCAGCAGGTGGCCGACGTGATAGGGGTAGGGGTGAAGACGATCTACAAATATTTACCTGCACGGTGAGGATGATCACCTGCGCGCCGTATGCAAGAGCGCGTAGGTGATCAAGGCTGCATAGGCAGTGAACAGCATTTGATATTTTACTCGCGCTTCGTTTACTGACGTAGCCCGGAAAGCTCTTAAATGTGGAAACTACTGCCAAACTTTTTCACCGATTTTCACAGCTGCCATGATGGCCTGTTCGGTCTCCTTGTAAAAATTTGGTGTGGCCAGTTCCCAGCGACCATTCTTATGCACCATCAGAATGTAGTCAGAGATAAGGCCTGGGTCCTTAACGACGGCAAAGGTCAGCATATCAGTTGAAGGCCTGGGTAAAATGTTATCCGGAGGGAGGTAGATGCGCACCCCGGAGACAATCACATTCGCAATTTCCATCACTCCTCCATCATCCACATATCCGCCTCTTCAAACATCTCCTGGACAACCCGGCTGATTTGCTCTTTTTCGTGCTTACTGGCATCGGTATTGATCGCCGGCAAAGTCATCATCGGCTTTACACGGACCTCGGCATCGGGAAAAATCCTGTGGACTCGCTTAGTTAATTCAGCCGTAATTGTCTCCCTTGCACCGGCCATCCCCTCAAAGTTTCTCTTGTCGTAAATCAGTTCCACAAACATTTCGCACTCCTATTTACTGGATATAATTACAGTATATATACTGTATGCATGAACAGTGTCAACATGAGGAAGTGCGTTATGAAGTTTTACACACCAACTGAGCTCCGAGAGGTCCTATTTATACCGCTATTCAGTGACCCGGTGCAGTGCGGATTTCCCAGCCCGGCTCAGGATTATGTTGAAAAGCGAATTGATCTCAACGAGTTGTTGATTAATCACCCCAGCGCTACATATTTCGTTAAGGCCGCCGGAGACAGCATGATCGAGGGCGGTATCAGTGAGGGCGATCTCCTGGTCGTCGATAGCTCGCGTAAGGCTGAGCATGGCGATATCGTGATTGCTTCTGTCGAGGGGGATTTCACCGTTAAAAAATTGCAGCTGCGACCGACAGTTCAGCTTAACCCTATGAACAGCGCTTATTCCCCGATCGTCGTCGGGAGTGAAGACACGCTCGATATTTTTGGCGTCGTTACCTACATAATTAAAGCGGCGGGCTGAGATGTTCGCGCTCTGTGATGTGAACTCATTTTATGCGAGCTGCGAGACCGTGTTTCGGCCCGACTTGAAAGGGCGGCCGGTGGTCGTCCTGTCGAATAACGACGGTTGTGTGATTGCGCGCTCTGCGGAAGCAAAGCCGTTCGTGAAGATGGGAGAGCCGTACTTTAAACAAAAAGATCAGTTCCGCCGGCAGGGCGTGATCTGCTTCAGCAGTAATTACGAGCTTTATGCGGACATGTCGAACCGGGTGATGACAACGTTAGAAGAGCTTTCACCGCGGTGCGAAATTTACAGTATCGATGAAGCCTTTTGTGATCTCACCGGCGTTCGTAACTGCTGGGACCTTACCGATTTTGGCCGGGAGATACGTGAGACAGTGTTACGCAGGACACACCTAACCGTAGGTGTGGGAATCGCCCAAACAAAAACACTCGCGAAGCTGGCTAATCATGCGGCAAAGAGGTGGCAGCGGCAAACCGGCGGGGTGGTTGACCTGTCAAATATCGACAAACAACGTAAGTTGATGGCCGCACTGCCAGTGAATGAGGTTTGGGGCGTCGGGCGCCGCATCAGTAAAAAGCTGGAAGCTATGGGCATCAAAACCGTGCTGCAGCTGGCTGATACTGATACCCGTTTTATCAGGAAGCATTTTAATGTGGTGCTGGAGCGAACCGTGCGGGAGCTACGCGGGGAACCTTGCCTCGGTCTGGAGGAGTTCGCGCCGGTAAAACAGGAAATTGTCTGCAGTCGGTCGTTCGGTGGGCGTATCACGGAATACCATGAGATGAGGCAGGCGATATGCAGTTACGCTTCGCGCGCAGCTGAGAAACTTCGTGGTGAGCACCAGTATTGCCGGTTTATCTCCGCATTTGTCAAACGAGCCCGTTTGCGCTGAACGAGCCGTATTACGGCAACAGCGCATCGGTCAAGCTGCTGACCCCGACCCAGGACAGCCGGGATATAATCGCCGCGGCGACCAGGTGCCTGGATGCTGTCTGGAAAGATGGGCATAGGTATCAGAAAGCCGGCGTGATGCTTGGTGACTTCTACAGCCAGGGCGTCGCCCAATTAAACCTGTTCGATGACAACGCTCCGCGGCAGAACAGCGAAAAGTTAATGGAGGTCCTGGATCATCTCAATGCCAAAAATGGGAGAGGGGCGTTGTACTTTGCAGGGCAGGGCATACAGGCCGGTTGGCAGATGAAACGAGAGATGCTTTCCCCGAGGTATACAACTCGGTTTTCAGATATTATTTCAGTACGGTAAGATGTTACATCAAGAAATTATATATTAATTTGTGAGGAATATATGCAAGAAGAAAAACTAAAAAAAGCCATTGAAGAATGGGATGCAGTAATACATGAGAATTTTCACAAAGGAATGATAAATGGAGCTAGCTTGGCCACAAGTGAGACAACCTCTATCTTAGATAAATTTAGCATGTGGTTATTAGTTGGCGTTGGTGGTACTGCTGCATTAATTATTGCGAATATTGATAAAATAACTCCATATACTGGTATTATAGGATTTAAATGTATTGTTTTGTTTTTGTGTATGTCTGCAGTATTTGGTTTTTTATCTAAATATTTTTCTATAGTAGTGCACTCGTCTGTTGCTGTTAGCATTCGAATGGCTCAGATCTCGATTGAGGAGTTAAAAAAATACGAGGAAAACTGTAAGGCCCGAGATGAGGTAGGGCAGGAAATATCATACGTTAGTAAAAAAAATGTAGATGTGAATGAGTTTATTAACGACTACATCAAATTATACCCAAGTGATTTTTTGAGGAAGAAGATAAAAAAGACATTCGACAAAATGAGTCAGGACAAACTTCATGGCAACAGAAGTGCTGTAAAATGTGTAGTTTATCAAAGTGTATGTTTAGTTTTGCAAGCTCTTTTTTACATATTCTTTCTTATATCTGTAGCCGTATTAATCGGTATCAAATAGTAATGTTTGTATTAGCTCAGACCTGATCTGACAGTTACCGGTTATTTATACAGGTATCTGTCAGATTACATCTGGCTTAAATTTTTCTCGGCCCAGATGCGCTTTCCATCAAGTAATGTTTCCATTGGCGTCCGGCCACAGCACATTTTCCCCTGATGAGTTCGCTCATTATTATAGTGAGCCAGCCATTCATCAAGATCCGATTGTAATGTATCAAGATCGCCATATAACTTTTTGCGGAACGTCACCTGATAAAACTCGTTCAGTATCGTTTTATGGAACCGCTCGCAGATGCCGTTGGTCTGTGGTGACATCGCCTTAGTTTTTGTGTGTCTGATGTCATTTATCGCCAGATAAAGCTGATAATCATGGTGGTCCACTTTGCCGCAATATTCTGTACCTCTGTCTGTCAGTATTCTCAGCATCGGCAGGCCCTGAGACTCATAAAATGGCAGTACACTATCATTCAGCAAATCAGCTGCTGTAATCGGCGCTTTGGTGACGTAAAGCTTGCAGTGAGCCACCTTCGAGTACGTATCAACGAACGTCTGTTGATAGATACGCCCGACGCCTTTCAGGTTGCCCACGTAGAACGTGTCCTGTGAACCCAGATAACCCGGATGAGCGGTTTCAATCTCACCACAGGCTTCATCATCACTGGCTTTACGTTCCAGCGCTGCGATCTGGCTGTCAGTCAGTTCAATGCCGTCACGGGCCACTTTTTCTTCCAGCGCTTTCAGGCGCTTTTTGAAGTTCTCAAGGTTATGACGTAACCAAACGGAACGGACACCGCTACCGGAGATAAAAACGCCCTGTTTGCGCAGCTCGTTACTGGTCCGGTGCTGGCCGTGAGCCGGGAACTCAACGGCATAATCAACAACAGCCCGCTCAGTGGCATCATCAATACGGTTCTTAAGGTTTGGTGCGCGACGACTCCGGTTTATCAGCGCATCCACGCCACCTTCATCGGCCAGTTCGCGGTAACGATAAAATGTATCACGTGAAACGCCCATGATTTTACAGGCTTTCGATACGTTGCTGAGTTCTTCCGCCAGATTGAGCAAACCGGCTTTGTGTTTGATAACGGGATTGGTAGTATGAAGCATGAGAGTTACCTCGTGTTTTGTATAAGGATTCGACACCCATATCAAAACCGGTAACTCTCAACCTTTCAAGGCCATATGTCAGATCAAGTCGCGACTAATACAACTCAATTGATGTGTAATGTTGCCGACTCCTTGGGATGCAGGGTACCAGATGAAATGGTTGACAGACACAGTTCCATTTGCGCCGTTCTCTTCTGCCTCTTTACCCTCGATACTCCGTTACATCCATTCATCTACGGCTAAAGGAACCAGAACGAGCGGCCGGCTGGTCGAGGATGTCGACCAGCCACTGATCCGCAGTCGCGGTCACAATCAAAGATCCCTCGGCTTCATCCCCTCGTTCGAACGGAAAGTTCTCGATCTATTTGGGAGGAAAATAGCCCCGGAAAGGTTGTCATTGACGGGAGTTTCTCCCCCATTTCTCCCCATTAACTCCCCGTACAAAAAACCGACATAAAAAACCAGCCTTAAAAGGCTGGTTTTTCAGGGATTTTTGGTCGGCACGAGAGGATTTGAACCTCCGACCCCAGACACCCCATATCTGCGATAGGTTAGGCCTTCATCAACGCTTCGGATTCTGCGAGTGAGGTCTGATAGCGCTTTACTGCCTCAGCAAAGGCTTGCGCGGCGTCTGCATTTGATACCATATATTCTTCAGTTACCCCAGTTTGAGAATGGAAAGTAATATTTCCATAAATGCAGATAGGGATTTGGTAGTTGTCTTTAAATCGACGGTCTGGTGAGCCATTTTTATTCGTTTTCGCCCATGTATGCCCATCTATGCGTGAGTCACTGGGAACACCTTCTTCCTCATGGAATCTTCGATATTCTGAACTGATTTGTAATTCGCGTAAATCAATCAGAGCGAACGCCCCATCAGCTCGTGGTATGACTGCAACTCCAGGATAAAGCAAAATATCGTCGCCATTCATATTTTCAAATCGCATCGCAAGCCCTGTAAATTGAATGAGATCCGTTGAACTGAAATCAAAGGTAACTGGGTGACGATTAACAGACCTGGTTGCTAATGTTCTTTCGGCAAACTGGTCTGTAGCTTTATCTGCAGTAATATCCCATTTTTTGACACTCGATTTTAACATATCGAATGCACGAACCATTGCTGCATATGCGCGCTGTGAAGCATCACTGCTCTCGAAGGTTATGGCTATTTTTGTGCTGTCTTCCCATGATACTAGGCGAGATATCTCAGCTTGCGTTACGGGAAGTTCTGTCTCAAGTTCTGCGATGCGTCGTCTGTAAAACCAACGGAATAGACTTGATTTGCGTCGAACCAACTCATTCTTTTGTTTTGACTCTTCAGCAAGAGCCTCTTGTAAATCAGATTTTATCTCTGCCCTTTGTTCTCGCGCTTTAGCCATCAAATCCCGTAAAGGTAAAAGGGAGGAGCTTGTCAAGACCTCTACCGAAGCGCTTGAAATTTCATTCATGCCAGCCATGGGCATATATATTTTAGCGTTCGATGGAGTGTTGCTTGGAAATGATTCCGTCGACCCAAAATGAGGTTCTGTCGAGGACGGAATTAATGGATTCGAAACTGAGTGGCAATCATCATAGGGCAGGGTAGGTGTAGTATAAGATAAACCTGTACCCGGGAGTCCCACAGTCGCCCTGAGTCCTTTTTTCCCAACATTGACAGTTGCACCAGGTACTCCGATGCTTGCGCTTATTCCACGCTTTCCAATGTTGAGTCTCACACCAGGAAATAGAGTAAAGGTTTGCCTGAAACGAAGAGACAT